GATAGCGAAAACCCCGTTAAGGGTATCTCTATTCGGAGGAGGAACTGATTACAAAGAATTTTACTCTAAGTATGGGTCTTCGGTGATAGGATTCTGTATAGATAAATACAGCTATGTTTCATTGAGAAAAACCCCCTCTATCTTTCCTTTTAAAAGTAGTGTCTCTTATTCAAAGACTGAGCTTGTGTCAAACAACAAAGATATACGTCATGATGGGGTAAGGGGAGTTCTAGAATACTTAAGTATAAAGCAAGGTCTAGAGATCAATTATGCCGGAGACCTGCCAGCACAAACAGGGACAGGCTCTTCTTCTTCCTTTATAGTTGGACTACTTAATGCTATATACTGTTTAAAAAATAAAAAAATCTCAAAAGAAGAGTTAGCCAAACAGGCTATTGAAATAGAAAGGGTGCTACTTGCTGAGCCCGGAGGGATACAAGATCAAATCTGGGCTGCCTATGGTGGTATCAATTCTATCGAGATAGACACGACGGGCAACTTTGAGGTCAGGCCTCTACCAATAAGTGACAAATTTATTCAGGAGTTCATCGAAAGATCAGCCCTAATATATACAGGAAAGACAAGAAAGTCGTTTAAGCTAGCAACTCAGGTCGGGTCATCAAGCAATACGGATGCCAAGAAAAAAATACTAGGACTATCACATAGGGCTTACGAGGCCTTCTTAGACTCCAACATAGATGAAATAGCCAAATTGCTAGATAAGAGTTGGTATGAGAAGAAAAAACTTTCACCTATGGTTTCTCCCAAGCCTATAAACGACTTATATCAAAGCCTAATAGAGATAGGTATGCAAGGAGGAAAACTTATTGGAGCAGGAGGAGCAGGTTTTATATTTGCAATTTTTAAAACAAAAGAGCACAAAGAACTTGCTAAAAAAAGATATAGAAGTAAAAATATAAACTTCACAATTGATAAGAACGGGTCTCAAATAATTAATAAATAGTGTATATTTATATGGGGGTAATACTGGATTCGACTGAATATGGAAATATTGGTTGCATTGACTGGTTGATCGGATGGCCAGTATAAAAGCCGATTACAATTTTAATTGCTGAACCTAGTTTCGCAATCGCAGCGTAGCTGCTGAGGCTTACCGCGCCTTATCACCCAAGCGGTAACGGGCTAAGTCGCGCTTAGATAGAGGCTTCACGACTTGAATTAATAGTGAGATGATGGTACTCCATCTGACTCCGATAATCGGATAACCTTGTTCGCTGTGTGAATACAACGTACTAACAATGTAGATACTGCTATGGAAACTAGACAGGACGCGGGTTCGATTCCCGCCGCCTCCACTTTAACACATTTTGGGTTTTATATATAGATGCACAGCAAGGACTATATAATAATTGAGCCAAATTCTGGCCTGATGTGCAATAATATATTTTCTGCTTGCTTCCAGTCTCTACTGGGAATTAGATTTAATAAAAGTTTATCGTTTGCAAAATATTCTACAGACGAAATGGGATATAACGGCGACAATCTGGATGGAACTTTTCCCCACTTCTTTGATTTTAATAAGTTAGATATTGTAGATAGCCCACAAGAATATCCCGAACAGACCGACAGTGAAATACATATTCTTATTAGGTCGTCAAATCTGGCAGATGTCCTTGCTATCGACCCTACTGATTCACATAGTCTAGACTTTAGAATTCATCCCCATGAGTTTTTTCAAGAGCCAATAGCTGCCAAATATATTAGAGCCAATCTAGACAAAATATTTTACAAAGAACTCCTTGAAGATAGCGAGGAGGGTATCTTTATACATTACAGGCTTGGTGATATTGCTAAAAGCGGCATGGAGGTTTGTATCGAGCATTTTGAAAAGGCTATTACTAGCGTTCCAAACTATGAAAATTTGCCAAAACATATATCTTCAGACTCTCCTCGCGATTCTCGCGTAAAGAAGATTTGTGATAATTACGGATTTGTTATACATGAATCTTCGCCCCAAGAAACAATTAAATTTGGATCGAGGTTTACAAATAAGTTATTAAGTCACGGAACCTTCAGTTGGTTTATTGGTGTTCTCGGAAGTCAAAACAATATAATTCTCCCCAACAGTAATAACTATATTAGGTGGCACGGCGATATATTTGTTTTTAATGACTGGAAACAGTATTATATGACTAAATCGAATTAGTTATTATATCAAACTCTAGTTATTATACTATACTGGCTTTTGTCACAGCAAACCTTTGCCGATCATGGTATATCCCGCTGGCCAGCTATTTTATGTCACAGCAAACCTTTGCCGATCATGGTACACGACGACAGCCAGTCATTTTGTGTGAATTTTTAATATCACACCTATAATAGTGTAGAGACATTCTCCAGAGAAACATACGTATGATTAATATAACCGCACCAATAAATAATTTAGGCTACGGAGTAGCAAGCTATAATATAATTAAACACCTAGTGTCTTCTGGGGAAAATGTTCAGCTAATACCGATAGGAACACCCGAACCCTTAGACGGTAGTGAATTTCTTCAGTCTATAATGTATAGACCAAACCTAGAAGATAGCCCTTCCGTAAAAATATGGCATCAGAATGATATACATCACCACGTGGGCAAAGGTGTACATATAGGATTTCCAATATTCGAGCTGGAGACATTCAGCGACAATGAGCTGTGGAGCATGTCTCATAACGACAGACTGTTTGTTTGCTCGGAATGGGCAAAGAGGGTCGTGTTAGACCATTTAGATGTTGATGTACGGGTGATTCCTCTGGGTGTGGATTCTGATATGTTTGTGCCGGTTTCTTCCGCCCGCCAGCAAACTATATTTTTTAATTGCGGAAAATGGGAAATAAGAAAAGGTCACGATATTCTTGTTGAGTGCTTTAATGCGGCCTTCGAGTCTAATGATAATGTAGAACTATGGATGATGTGCGACAACCCCTTTTACCCTCCCGAACAACAGCAGCAATGGATAAACCTATATAAAGATTCCAAGCTTGGCGACAAAATAAGAATAATTCCTCGCCAAAAAAACCATGTAGATGTATACAACATAATGAAACAGACCGACTGTGGCGTTTTTCCCAGCAGGGCAGAGGGGTGGAACCTAGAGCTTTTAGAAATGATGAGCTGTGGAAAACATGTTATCTCTACCGACTATTCCGCGCATACGGAATTCTGCAATGCAGCGAACTGTAACCTTATAGATATAACAGACCTAGAGTTAGCAGAGGACGGAGTGTGGTTTCACGGCAATGGGAAATGGGCTTCTATTGGAGATCAACAAAAAGACCAGATAATCGAACATATGAGGAAAATCCACAAAAATAAACAAGAGGGCAACTTACCCCAGAATATAGAGGGTATTAAGACAGCAAAGCAATTTTCTTGGCAAAACTCTGCCGAAAAGTTTAAAGATAACGTATTTTAGACTTGCTTTTATTGTGTATGGATGATAGAATAATAGCGAGTCAGTCAATATTTTTATAGGAGATTTTAAAATGGTCGATAAACTCAAGACTTTAGTTAAGTCGAGACGATTCTGGGCGGCAATTGGTACAATTGTTGTTGTTGTTCTTAACGACGTGTTAGGGATTCCAGAAGATACCGCAAATACCGTTGTTGCAATGGGTGTAGCATGGATTGTTGGTGATTCTCTTCGCGCAACGGAATAGTGCATTTAAGAGGTTGGATTACAGTGAATCCGGCGCACGATGCGTCGGGTTCTTTTTTATATAGGAGGAACAATTATGAATATTGATTTTATTGCGGCCGCAGAGTCGCACTACAAAGCCAAGATGGACGAGTCAGCACTAACCATGAGAATCTATATGAACTCTTCGGTGGGTATTGGTGAGCATCCTCAGGTCTTTGAAGAGTTTAGAAACTCGCTGGAAGCTTTTAAAGATGCTCGTGAAAATTTTCAAATAGTACAAGAGCTCAAGGGTCAGTACTTAAAATCACAAGAAGGTACGGAAGAACTGGAAGTAGCTAAAAAAGAAGAAAAAGAAGCAGATGAAGATTAAGCTAACTCTACTGCCGGTGGCATTTAATAATAAGTTCAACTCTTTTGATAAGAAGAGAAATACATTACTAACAGATGGAGATAAACCCATTTCGAGGCACATGTATTCAGAGTCTGTGGATGAGTGCCTTAAAAAATTATGTGCGGAGTATCTACATCACTCTTACAGCTGGTTAGATATAGCCTTGGCTGATTTTAGAAGAGTCTCTGATGATGAGTGCGAGGTGGTATACTTTACGCAATTTCCATACGTAGATGGGTTTCACAGAGCTGGAACTCCTGACAATCTAGCTTCAGAAGAAACCCTTGAAAAACTAGGAGAATATTATGTTGGAATACTATCAACATACACAACCAGAAGATTCGCCCCATGAGTCATGCTATTTTCATTGTTACGTTGAGAAAGAGACGGGCAGCGTCTTGTTTAAGTGTGGATGGGGAGATTCTACCTCGGATTTAGAGAATTTTGCCTTCATGATGTCTCAAATTAATTCAGGCGAATATGAGAATAGCATACTAGAAAAGTTACGTGATCAAGCAACAAACATAGGTGATGAAGATTTGGCGATGTTCATGACGCTATATGAGGCTCTTATGCAAAAACCAGAAAAGTCAGAATTAGTCGTAAGACCAACAGATGTCAAGTTCAAATAGTGTGTATAATATGCTGTGCTAAGTACAAAACCATTAACGGGAGGCAGTTATGAGTGAGCCTAAGAGAATAGCTTGGCAGAGCTGGAACGCACTTACAGAAGAGTTTTATGAAAATGATTCAGGGTTAGCGGCTTTAGAAGATATATTACTTGCTAGCTCACCCCCAGAAGAAATGGGTGAATCCCCACTGAAATTTTTCGATTCGGGCCCAAGCGTAATTTATACACCATATGGAGCATTTTCGGTAGATTCATGCCTAAAACCCTCCAATAGGTGGGATTGTTGGTTTGGGTACACTAATTTTGACATAACATTCGCTGTGCTAGAGGAACTAGAAAGTATAGAGGGTGTAGAGTCAGTAAAAGTCATGGGAAGATATACATTTTTTATAGGAATAGGGAAACTTTTCGGTTCTACTGAGGTTAAACTAAATATAGAGAATGTTTTAACCGATACTAAACATATCAGCAACATGGAGTCAGTAACATCTGACCTCAAAGAAGCCATAGACTCGGTGAAATTACAGGTAGACAATAAGCAGTTTTGGTCTATCTTTGTTTCATCTATGGGAGAAATTGATTATATCATGGCAGATTCGTTAACCGATTCGTATCTGAGTGATTTAAATAAGTTTGAAGATTTACGTCAAAAAATTGGTGGTATTATTATTAGGAGTTCTAATGAACAGAAATATTGATGAAGCTGTTAAGTGTATTGATTATAAAAAAATTATGGATAAAGTTTGCTCGAAATATAATAGGTTTGTCGATCCCGACGATCTATCATCTATGAGGCTTGTAACACTGTGGGAATGTCTTAAAAAGTTTGACCCAGAGAGAAAAGTGAAATTCACCTCATATCTATATCAGCAATTAACTTTTGCTATAAAAAACCACTTGAAGAAGAAGAAACGGGAGTTTACAAATATACCATTTGATATTTGTGGGCCAGAACAAGAAAACATAAACGTCGTGCTTATGGATTTTCCTGAGGAGTACCGCACATTGCTAGAGCAGAAACATATCTCTAGAATGACAATGAACGAGATAGGAGAACAAAATGGCTACAGTAGGGAGACTGCTAGACGGCGTGTCAATAAAGCTGGAAGGCATTACAAAAGCTTAAATGAGAATAGAACTACTATGCGACGAGTCTAGGTATACTGAAATATTGGCGTGTATATTTGAAGCTAGCACGAATAATATTGATCAAATATGCACGCCTTCTGGGCTCATACCTCGCATAGGAGAAGAATTTATACGCGATCATTGCGATTTCTCCGCTATAATTGATTTCCCTTACGGAATATCTGAGACAAAGATAAGGGTTCATGAGATTCTCTTATGTCAAAGTAGGGGTGTTAAAACCATAGATTTAGTTGTCAATAGATATGACACAGAAGACGGCAATCTTCATTCTATAAGAAAAGACTTCAAGATATGTTACGAAATCTGTAAGGGTAAGGGTCTTAGAATACGCCCAGTAGTAGAGTATAGGCTTGCCGATAACGAGTTCTTACCGGAACTATGTCTTCTGCTTCGAGAAAATGGGGCAGATGAAATTATACTAGGAACAGGGTCTGTAGTCGATGACCTTCTTGATAATATAATCTGCTCAAGGCTAATAGAAGAAAATCTAGATGTTAATATTATTAGCTGTTTTCCTGTTTTATCTCAGGGGCACTATGATATGTTTAATACTTCAAAAATTCATGGAATAAGGATAAAGTCTTATAAAATATTAGATAATTTGTGTAATATAGGATAGGAACCGGACTCTTTATGGATAATCATTGGATTATAAAATTTTATATTTATTCATAGGAGTCATATATCATGGCAGTTCCAAGTTCAAATTCTCATTTGAAGAATACTACAGGCGGCGCCTTCTCGTCGCAGACACAGGGCGGAACCATTATCAATAATGATAATACTGGTGACGTTATTACAAAAGCTCTTCAGCTTAACGATGCTGTTGCAAACACAACCGATTCTAGCGTGCTACCAAGTGTTGGGGCTAGCGGTATTTATAATGTCGCTAAAGCCTTATCTGGCGGTACTTTTGGCTATTCAGCTGAGGGCAAATACGTTATTGCTCGTTCTTCTGATACCCTTTCTGGTGTTTCTAACACAAAGCTATTGTTTATGGGTGCTGGCGACAAGCTACCTATCGCTCGATTCCGAGGCGATTTTGGAGCTAAGCTCTTAACAGCCTTTAGAAACAATCAGTTTAGCTGGAATCACACGCTAGATAGTGGCGCTAAGATTACCAACATGCGTGTCAACTGGCTTAACGCTGGTGGTACTGCTGCTGCTTCTCCCACGTCGCTTAACGGCACTTATATGTGGGACCCAGTTGCTGATGGCGTATCTCAGAATAGCGATAGCGCAGCTAACCCAACCCGCGCAGTACCCGGTGAGTTTGTTATGAAGGTTGACTTTGTGACCGTTAGTATTGATGATGCTGACTCCGGAGACTTCTTCAACTACGCACCAATTACTGGTATGTAATAATCACGGAAAGGGGGGAGTAACCCTCCCCTCTTTTTTTTCTTTTATTTTTATAGCCAGTAGGAGACCCCTTATGGAATGGTCAGACATCAACGATATAGCACAAATAGTAGGCCTCGTAGCTTTGCCCGTCATAGGTTGGGTTTTTCACACTGTGATAAAACACGGGAGTAAACTTATCATGCTGGAAGAAAAAGTCAATGACTCAATAGCAAGAAGATTGGATTCTTTGGAAAATAAGGTTGACGGAATAGAGATAAAGATTGATAATAAGATAGATAAACTAGAAGATTCGCTTCACCAAACACAGCTATCAATAGCTGACAAAATATTGCAAGCGATTCATGGAAATAATCAAGGAGATTAAAATGGTAGATAAAGAAATTATTGGGAAAATGCTGGAAAAGGTTATTCTGGGTCAACAATCCCATGAAGAGCTTGTTCAAGTCTTTACCTCGATGGCGGCAGAGCTTGGAGTAGAAAAAAAGGCTCCAGAACCAGAACCAGAACCAGAACCAGAACCAGCTCCGGAACCAGCTCCGGAACCAGCTCCAGAAGATGATAACGGCACGAATAGCTTTTTCGGAAGTTAATCGCGCGTAAAGCCCCTTTAGGCTTATAAACACCAACAACGATACTTATAATAAAATGTTCGGGGATTACTAAAGTCTAGCTTTATTACAAAGCAGATTAGCAACATTCACTCCGACCCGCCGAAAGGCGCAGAGAGCATCAAGAGCTACTTGCTCTGTTCTCTGTTTTTATAAGTGTCGTTTTTTTTCACCCTTAGGTTCTTTGGCTACAGTGAGATTATGACGAATAATATTAAAATTAAGAAACGGAATGGAAGACTAGAAGATGTTTGCATTGATAAAATTAATAAGTGTGTCGAAAGAGCCTGTGGTTCGCTAGAAGAGGTTTCTGTTAGTGAGGTGGTTTTAGATGCTAGCCTACAGCTCTATAACAAAATACCAACCACAGAGATTAACCAAGCTCTTATTTTGTCAGCAAGATCTAAAATAGAGAAGGAGCCAAACTACGCATACGTAGCAGCCAGAATGTTGCTGAACAACCTCTACAAAGAAGTTTTTGGAAAAACTGTAGAGAGTGAAACATTCATAGATCAATACAAAAAATCGTTCGTTAAAAATATTAAAACGATGGTTAAAGAGGGGCGCCTCAGTGAAGCGCTTTTATTATATGATTTAGATGCTTTAGCAGAAAAGCTAGAGCAACCCAGAGACGGGTCTTTTAAATATCTCGGCGTTCAAACGCTCTACGATAGATACTTTATCCACATCGACGGAAATAGAATGGAAACCCCTCAGGCTTTCTATATGAGGGTGGCAATGGGTTTATGTGTCGGAGAAGACGACAAAGAAAAAAGAGCAATAGAAATGTACGACATGATGTCGGAGTTTCGTTATTCCCCCTCTACACCAACACTGTTCAACAGCGGAACAAACCGATCTCAGTTATCTTCTTGCTACTTGAGCACTGTCGATGATTCCATTGATGGTATTTTTGGCACAATACACAATCAGGCTAGACTATCAAAGTATGCTGGCGGTCTTGGGGTGGACTGGTCTTCTATTCGAGCTACGGGAGGCTACATCAAAGGGACAAACGGTAATTCCTCTGGCCTTGTTCCGTGGCTCAAGATATTTAATGATACTCTTGTTGCTGTCAATCAGGGCGGTAAAAGAAAGGGCGCTGGCTGCTCATATCTAGAGCCGTGGCATCTAGACATTGACGACTTCTTAGAGCTGAGAAAAAATACTGGTGACGATAGACGCAGGTGCCACGACATGAACACAGCCCTATGGGTATGTGATGAATTTATGGTTGCAGTTTCTAAAAAAAGAGACTGGTATCTGTTTGACCCTGCGGAGTGCCCAGAGCTACATGAGACTTATGGTAAAGAGTTTACTAAAGTCTATAAGAAATATATAAAGATGGCTGACGATGGAAATATTAAAAACTTTAGGATTGTAGACGCTAAAGAGCTCTGGAAAAAGATTCTCACAGCTCTATATGAGACTGGACACCCTTGGGTCACTTTTAAAGATTCTTCAAATATCAGATACAGCAATAAACACAAAGGTGTTGTTCACAGTAGCAACTTGTGCACAGAGATTTTCCTACATACCAAGCCTACAGAATATTATGAGGGAGAGGTCATTGATGTTGGTGAAACTGCCGTGTGTAATTTAGCAAGTATTAATCTTACTAGCCATCTGAAAGTAAGAACTATTGACTGGAAGAAGCTCCAACAGACAGTGGAGACGGCAGTCAGAGGTCTTGATAATGTTATAAACCTAAATTTCTACCCGACAAAAGAGGCCGAAAAATCAAACCTTTCGCACAGACCTGTAGGTTTAGGGATAATGGGAACTCATGATATTCTACATAAGCTAGGAATACCCTATAATTCAAAGGATGCCGTGCTTATATGCGGTAAAATACAGGAGTTTATTTCGTTTCATGCTATCAAAACCTCTGCTTTACTAGCCAAAGAAAAGGGCGCATACCCCTCTTTTGAGGGTTCCGAATGGGATAACGGCAATTTCCCCATAGATACATATTGCGACCTAATGAACCAGAGAGAGAAGCATAGCCCAGAAAATGTGTATAAAAAAGAGGATTTTGAAACGATTGAGGAGTGGGACGAGGTTAGACTTTTGGTCGCTGAACACGGGATGAGAAATAGTAACGTAATGGCAATTGCTCCTACGGCAACCATTTCTTATATACAAGGATGTTCTCAGTCAATAGAGCCAGATTATTCTGTTCTCTATGTGTACTCCACCCTTAGCGGTGAGTTCACTATGGTTAATGAGCATTTTGTTGCAATGGCCAAGAAAAAAGGTATTTGGTGTCAGGAGTTAATAGATGCCCTTAAGACAGCAGACGGGGACGTAATGCTGTTAGATATAGATGAAGATATTCAAAGGGAGTTCAAAACTGCTTTTGATATTAATTACGACATCTTGATCGAAGCCGCCGCAGAAAGACAAAAATGGATAGACATGGGTCAATCTCTCAACCTGTATAACAAGTTCGAGAGTTTGAAATATTTGAATGATCTATATTTCAAGGCTTGGGAAAGTGGGCTAAAGTCTACATATTACCTAAGAGGAAAGTCAGCGACAAGGATTGAGAAGTCAACTATAGAAAGTTCCACAGATGGGCCCGTCTTGGCGGAGGAAATTACCCTAGAAGAAGAGACTGTTTCAGATGAGGATTTAAGTCAAGTTAAGGCTTGTTCAATTACAGACCCAGACTGTGAAAGCTGTCAATGATATTTCAAGAATTTAGGCAGTCACCCACCTCACCGTTAAAATATATAGTTGAACTAACGCCCGAGGAACTAGAAAAGGTGAAAGACCTAGTATTTCAAATAATTGAAAGAATAAAAGAAGATGAAAAAAACTAAGGAAATCATATCAGACAAGGTTGCTGTTGTTAATCAGATTTTACCCCATGTTAATAAATGGGCTTGGGACTTGTTTATAGATGGAGCGGCAAACAACTGGATGCCTACAGAGGTTTCAATGGCTAAAGATATAGAGCAGTGGAAGTCTAAACTACTATCCGAAGACGAGAAGCTAGTCGTCAAAAGATGTCTTGGTTTTTTTGCCGGAAGCGAATCTCTTGTTGCGAACAACCTATTACTGTCTGTATTTAAGTTTGTTACAGACCCAGAGTGCCGCCAGTATATCTTAAGGCAGGCCTACGAAGAGAGCCTACACAACCTAACGGTGGTTTATATTTGTGATTCTTTGAACCTCGATATCAATGAAGTGTATGAGGCGTATAATTCAATCCCTAGTATTAAAGCTAAGGATGAATTCCTAATGAACATCACTACTGACATTAACAGGCCTGAATTTAATATTAATACCATAGAAGGCAAAAGAGAGTTTTTGCGCAACATGATTACATACTATGTTATATGTGAAGGTATTTTCTTTTTCTCTGGATTCGCCATGCTTCTCTCTTTTAATAGGCAAAATAAACTCCCCGGAGTTGGTGAGCAGATACAGTATACACTTAGAGACGAGAGTCTTCATATTGAGTTTGGAACCAAGCTGATTAATAGAATTAGAGAAGACAACCCAAAAGTCTGGACAAAAGCTTTTGAGAAGGAAACTATTGAGCAGATAGAAATGGCCATAGAGCTTGAGCTAGACTACGCGAGAGATGTTTTGCCAAATGGTATTTTGGGATTAAACTCAGACATGTTTATTGATTACGTTCAATATATAGCAAATAGAAGGTTGGGGAATTTAAACATTCCTTCTCCCTTTGAAGATACACAAAATCCATTTCCTTGGATGAGCGAGATAATTGATTTAGAGAAATGTAAAAATTTCTTCGAGACCCGAGTAACAGAGTATTCAGTAGGAAACCTAGTAGACGACTTTTAAAATTTAAGGCCAAACCATGCCAGACAACAACAGAATATTTTACGCATGTCAAGCTGTTTACGTTGACGGTACCTACCTTCAAAACGTTCAAGCGGTTGGTATCGACTACTCTGCCGATGCTACGGGCATATCTGACACGGGAAGAACCCAGCAACAAAGAAGCCTGTACTCTAAGCCAGAGATTACTATCTCGATACAGCGAGAAGTAAACACGACCGCTGTCCCCTTCTACGCTCCAGCTTCAGTCACCAGTTATGAAAACGCCTATATACTCAAAAATGGGAACTTGGGCGCCTCTGGCTGGGACTCATCATCTCTACTCAAAGAATATGCAATAGAAGTAGCCTATGGGTCAGATGATCTGTCGGGAAACATAGAAAGTACAACCCTAAAGCATTGCCTGCTCACTGAGGTATCATACGAAATTAGTGTAGACGGTAGAATGACTGAAAACCTGAGTTTTGTTACTCGAAATCTAGTCAAAACTGGTTCAGCGGCAGCCCCAATAGCAACCCCGCTAACTGGAACGATATTCAAAAGGCATCACCTAGATGTAGAGAATGAAGATTTTATACTGCCTAGTGAGGTAAAAAGCGTTGTTGATGTAGAAAATGATGACGGCGATGATGTTGCTCGCGCAGTTCAATCTATATCTATAAATGCCGCGTTTGATTATGGTGAAATGTCAGACGTTGGCAAATGGAGAGGCTCTAACCAAACATCGCTACCAACAGAACAAAACAAGTGGAGGTATATAACAACCCCAATTGGTATTACGTGCGAAATCACTGCGATAGTTAGGAAGTCTATAGCACAAAACATACTAATCAAAGACACCAACTTTATGGGAACTTTCCCTACTCCAGACAGAGAGATAAAGATTGTGATGGGGCCGGAGGCGTCCAACCCCTCAGCTCCGACATGGTTTGTTATAGACTTAGGCAAGAAAAACTATCTTACCGGAATATCCTTCTCTGGTGGAGATACCGGAGGGGGAAATGTAGAAGCAACATTCTCATACACAAATACAAATAATGATTTCGTCCCATATAGAGGGACACAGGCGGATGTTGAGCGGACACTTACACAATCAACGAAATATTAACGAAAGGGTAGGCAATTATGTTAGATTTTATGTTCAATAGACGAGATTTTCTTAGGGCGGGAAGTATCGGTGCTGGAATGAGCGCTATCGGCCTGTCAGATTATGCCTTTTCACAAGATGGAGCTGTCGCATACAAAGACAAGACGGTGGTCTGGCTATGGCTTGGGGGAGGCCCAACTCAGTTTGAGACATTCCATGCTCCATTAGATAATACCCCTTCAGAATGGCAACCAGTAAACGGTAGGATATATGATTCAAAAACTAACATCTCTCTTGGCGCTGATTGGCAAGAGCTTTCCAAGCATACGAGCAAACTGAACGTAGTAAATTCTTTCAGCCATAAAGACTCTTCTCATAGACAGGGAACGCACTTTATGATGACCGGACATTATAACCCAGACAGAACCACTACTTCTATGGCAAAGCATCCTTCTTTTGGGTCTGTTATATCCGCTTGTTATGGAACTAATAATCCAGAAAATGGTGTGCCTACCTATGTCAAGCAAGGCAAAATAGAGGGCGATGAAGGCTCTTGGCTTGGAGGGGCATATAAACCATTTGATCCGTCTAACAAAGACAACCTTACGCCCAGAATAGAAATAGATAGATTTACCAACAGAAAGAGTCTATTAAACGCTATTGACGCAACGAGAGTTTCTGGAGACGGAGCAGAATCCACACAGTTTTACAAGAGCCAAGCCTATGACGTAATTCTTGGGTCTGCCAAGGACGCTTTTAATCTAGATAAAGAAGATGAAAAGACAAAAGCTCTTTATGGGTCTGACTCCATAGGAACGCAGCTACTTCTTGCTAGAAGGCTTGCGGAATATGGAACTCGTTTCATAACCCTTACTTACGGTGGATGGGATATGCATAGCAATATCTCTACAGCTATGAAAACTAAAGCTCCCCCAATTGATAAGGCTATAGCTGGATTCCTACAAGATGTTTGGGATCGTGGATTAAATGAGAAAATTATTCTTGTTGTTACTGGTGAGTTTGGAAGAACCAAGTTCAACGCAAACTCGGGTAGAGATCACTGGCCTGCAATTACCCCAATGCTTATGGCTGGTGGAGAATATCAATCTGGCAGAACAATCGGCGCAGCAGATAGATCATATAGCCCAATAGAGAACCCTGTTGGACCAATTGACCTTCAGGCAACTCTGTTCGATCATTTTGGGATAGACAAAAATACACAAAGGGTGGACAATAGTGGACGCCCAAGATATTTATTAGAAGGAGAAGCAAAATTAATTCTATGAGACTTGCGTGGCAATTGTATCACTATATTAAAAAGAGAGCCGCAGTTGAAGGGGTGGGATTCGATTTAGAGATCGACACATTTCAAGAATCTGCCAGCCGGTGCATGAGTACATTTGGTGTTTTTCATGCTAACGGTGAAATGCTATACGATGAACAAGAGCCATATGATGGATTTTTTCAACAAACAAAAAAAGAAATTATGGAATCAAATTAGGAGAAACCAATGCCAATACCAAAGGCTAAAGAGAATGAAGACAAAAGCGATTTTATGTCACGCTGTATGGGTAACAGCACCATGAATAAAGAATATCCAGATAATAAACAAAGATATGCTGTTTGCATGAGTAAGGCTACAGAGGATCTTAGTTTTATTGCTGCGGTAGACTTTCAAATAAAACATAAATCTGAGTCTGATGAAAAGGCGGGCTATCCACCTAACTGCAATGAGGGGTATGTGGAAAAAGATGGGAAGTGCGTTCCCGATTGGCGAAACTAAAGTGGTTTTCAGGTGTTAAATACTAAAGTTAAAAACATCAATTAATTCTTTAATATGAATGGAGAAGAAGATGAAAAGAAGAAATGTAATATCTATCGTCGCTGTAATGCTCATGATTCCAATGAGCCTTGTTGCTGCCCCCAAAAAGGGCAAGCCTCCGGTGGCATCCTGTAAAGATTGTAAAAAATGCGGTCGTGCATGTAAGTGTGATTGTAAAAAAGGCTGTAAGTGTAAGCCCGGATGTTGTAAAACAGATCGTCCATCGCCTCACGGTAAGCGCCCCAGTGGCTTTGATGGAAAAACTCCTAACTTTCAGCCCCCACATAGGAAGCCCACTCGCGGCTTTGATGGAAGAACCCCTAGCTTCGGACCTCCATCGCACACTAGATCGCCTCAAGGCAGACCTTCTCATGGTAAGCCTTCTCCAGACAGAGAGTCTCGATATAAAGAGATTATCAGCAAGTTTGACAAAAACAACGATGGAAAACTAGATGAGAAAGAAAGAGAAGCAATCAGAGAGTATATGAGACAAAGAATGAACAGGAGTTCGCGATGAAAAGAAGAGAGTTTTTAACGAGTACCGCTGGCGTTTTAGGCTTTCTACAAGCCCTAGAGGTTCGGGGCGACCAGAAGTTTTATGAGAGCAGGGAAGGGCCAGCAAAAAGTGTCATCTTTATCTACCTTCCCGGCGGCTCTGCCCACCAAGAGACTTGGGATCCAAAACCCTTCGCTCCAATTGAATACCGTGGGCCGATGGACAGTATTCAAACCAATGTCGCCGGAGTAAGGCTTAATGAGATGATGGTTAACACATCAAAGATAGCTGATAAGATTGCGATTTGCCGATCAATGACTCATGGTGAAGCAGCTCATGAAAGAGGGACGCACAATATGTTTACTGGTTATCGCCCTAGTCCAGCCCTCCAGTATCCAAGCATAGGTTCTGTAGTGTCACATGAATTTGGCCCACGAAAAAACCTTCCTCCTTATGTTTGTATTCCTAGTCCCCCTAATGAATACGCTGGAACTGGTTATTTAAGTAGTTCATATTCTGGGTTTGGTCTTGGGGCAGATCCAGCCAGTGATGGGTTCAGGGTACGTGACTTAAACCTGCCTGACGGAGTAAATGATGATCGGTTTATCAAGAGACAGAAGGTTCTAGCCACTGTTAATGATCGCTTTGCTAATAAAGAAAATTCAGACTCGCTCGATGCAGTCGATACGTTCTATGATAGAGCATACAGCTTAATTAATAGCCAGAAGGCTAGAGAAGCATTTGATATCAATAAAGAAGATGCTGCTACTCGTGATAAGTATGGGCGTAATACTGCGGGAGCAAGAATGTTGCTTGCGAGACGTTTAGTTGAGGCTGGTACTCGGTTTGTTACACTAACCTACGGTGGGTGGGATATGCATAATGGTATAGAAGAGGGAATTAAAAGACAGGTTCCGGCTCTTGACCAAGGTTTCGCTGCCCTTATTTCAGATCTAGATGATAGAGGTATGCTTGACTCAACGCTTATATGTATGGCTTCTGAGTTTGGTCGCACCCCTAAGATTAATGCTACCGCTGGTCGCGACCACTGGCCTAAAGTGTTTAGTGTTGTTATGGCTGGAGGGGGAGTCAAAAGAGGTATAGTCTACGGTAAGTCTAATGCTACGGCTAGTGAACCAGAAGAAGATGCTCTAACCGTTAAAGACTGGGCTACAACAATATATAACCAGTTAGGTATTGTCGCAGATAAAGAGCTAATGGCTCCCGGAGATAGACCTATTGAAATCATAGACGGCGGAAAAGTAAGACAAGAATTAATTATTTAGTTTAAAGGAAGAATTAGAATGAAAAGAAGAGAATTTTTAACGAGCACCGCTGGTGTTCTTGGGCTTCTTCAAACACTAAAAGCCAATCAGGAAGAGATAAAGAAAAATGGGAAATCCGCCATCCTGCTGTGGATGGGTGGAGGGCCGTCTACTATGGACATTTGGGATCTAAAACCAAATGCCGCAACCGGAGGGCCATTTAGACCAATAGGCACCTCGGGAGATGTTCAGATTTGTGAACATATGCCATTGATGGCCAAGCAGATGCACAACATGGCTATTATTCGGTCGATGAGTACTCGCGAAGCAGACCATATGCGTGGGCGTTACTATATGCACACAGGATATGTCCCTAATCCATCAATGGAACATCCTAGCTATGGGTCTTTGCTGTCTCACCAGTTGCGACGAGACGACATTGAAATACCTCAATTCGTTACTGTCGGAGGAGGTAGTATGGGAGCAGGTTTTCTTGGGGCTCAGTATAATCCCTTCTCTGTCAATAGCGATGGTAGAATAAGAAATTTAGACATGAAGGTGGACGCAAGACTCATTCAAAGAGCTTATGCCCTTGATTTCTTAGAGACTAATTTCATTAATCAGAAAAGAGGCTCTCTTGCTAAGGATCACCAATCGGTATTAAAGCAGACGTTCAATCTTCTTACAAGTGAACAGATGGAAGCCTTTAAGATTGCAGGCGAACCTGAACCAGTTAAAGAAAGGTACGGAGATAATGGGTTTGGTAAAGGTTGCCTAATGGCAAGAAGGCTTGTCGAGGTCGGAGTTCCTTTTATTGAGGTTAATTTAGGAGGGTGGGATAATCACCAAAATATCCACCCGACACTAAAAGATAATAAGTTGCCCGTGCTTGACCAAGGAATGAGTGCTTTGGTTGAAGACCTTGAGCAAAGAGAATTATTAAAAGATACGGCTATCATCTGGATGGGTGAATTCAGCCGTACTCCTCGTATCAACGGAAACGCTGGTCGCGATCACTGGGCTCGTAGTTGGAGCGTCGTGGTTGGTGGTGCAGGCATGAATGGTGGTATTGCAGTAGGAGCAACAAGTGATGATGGCACCAAGGTTATAACAGACCCCTATACATCTCAGGATGTCATGGCATCTGTCTGCAAAGCACTAGGTATTTCTTTAAGCACAACCTTTACCAGCAATAGCGGAAGACCTATGAAGATAGCTAACAGTGGTAAAGTTATCAAGGAGCTATTTGCATAATGAATATATTTAATAAGTCTTTAATTGTTATTGTTATGGTTCTACTACCAACCCTTATGGTCGCACAGGAAAGAGAATTATCCCTCAGAGAAAAGCTAAACAGTCTTACTTACACCCCTGCGGTTAAAGAATTAGCAAGAGACAGGAGAAGAGCATCTTTAGCAGGTGTGTTTTTGGGGCAAAAGAATAGAGTTGTTGGATATTACCCTATGATATCAGTGCTTCCACAGGGTCATTCCATGACAGCAGGCCCAGTTATCCTCTCTCCAGACCGTAGGTATGCTAGGATAGGAATCTCTTACTCAAACATGAGCATTGGGGCAGTCCACACCTTCAATTTTTCAACAGGAGCATCACAATCTTTTAACGAAAGGAAATAAGATGACACCAAAAAAAGCAGTCTATTTAATTATATTTCTATCAGTAGCTAATATAGCCCTCACGGTTTGCTCCTTTATGGAGCTGAACAAGGAAAAACCATTACCCTCTCTTAGCATTCCTGCGCTAGACGGTCTAGTGGAGGACACTAAACTAAGACAGAGTATAATCCTACAGGCGCTTTTAATAGGCCAACATAAAGAAGGGCTTCACGAAGGGGATACTGTAGGACTGTGTCCTGTGTGCCAAGAAGAACTAAGAATTACTGAAATATAAACCTTTACTAGAGTATAATTAATGGTAAAACGCAACCAGAAGAAGCCGCGAACAACAAGACAAAGAAGAAAAATATTAAGACCTAAGACACGGAACCAAGAAAACTATATGGGGTTTATCAACAAGTCCGACGTGACTTTTTGCTCTGGCCCTGCTGGCTCAGGTAAAACTAGCGTTTCTGTCGGAATGGCCTGTGAATACCTTATAGAAAAGAAGATAGATAAGATTATTATTACTCGCCCGGTAGTGGAAAGCGGTAGGGGTTTGGGCCATCTTCCCGGAACTTTAGTGGAAAAAATAAACCCTTATTTAGTACCTATACTTGAGGAGATGAATAAATATCTGACCAAAGCGACAGTAGAAGCATATAGAAAAAAGAACATTATTGAGCTTTGCCCTTTAGAATACATGAGAGGCAGGAACTTTCATGGATGTTTTATGATTTTAGATGAAGCACAAAATGCCACTTTTGAGCAGATTAAAATGTTTATTACAAGAATAGGGCAGCAATCAAAGGCTGTCATCAATGGAGATTTAAGACAATCAGACTTAGGTAGCCAGCAAGGCGGCCTATACACATGCATGAAAAAGCTTTCGGAAATCCCAAGTGTTGGTGTTTGCAAATTGGATTATGAGGATATCGTTCGGAGTGATATCGTTTCCAAAATACTGATGAGGCTAAACAAAAAGGAAGATACAGATGAAAACGAAAACCCTGTCAAATATTTTTAATACTTTTAAAATGAGGGCCTAGCAAATGAAGCTGTTAAAATCGATAGCCCCCTATGTACGAGCAGCCCTTCTGGTTACTATTGCCATTGGAATGTGGGTTTTAGCCTATAGTATACATGATATAAGAAAAGAAATAAATAATGTATACATGCTACATATAAACCAAGCAAAGCAGATAGACGTGCTCTTGAACCTCAAGCTTAGAGAAAGCAGAGAGAAAGAACAAGAATGGCTTCGAGAAACTAGAGAACGGTACGAAAAGCTAAATAACCACGAAGACAATGAAAAAATTCTCGAAAAATCTTCAGAATGATCTTGCCGAAACGGAGGGCCAAGTCTATAATATCATAGACATACCTTTTGTTGCGGAGTGAATATGCCTACCTATGATTATGAGTGTTCCGAGTGTGGACATCTAGAAGAAATCTTTCAAAAGTTCTCTGAAAAAGAGATTAATACATGCCCAGAATGTGGATCTAACACATATCGTAGGGTTATTCTACAGGCTCCCCTTAGTTTTATTAAAGGTGAACCCACAACAGTTAGGCATCTCGCCGACAGAAATACCCAAAAAATGGGGCACTACGAACTCCAAGATCGTCGCAAAGCCGACAATATGGACGTACATAAAAAGAACAAAGAGGCTAATGCGATTAGAAACAAAATAAATAAAATGACACCCCAACAAAAACGTAACTATATAGAGAATGGTGACTAATGAGTGAAACTAACCGAGCTGATATTCCACATGCGGCAATTATTGATTTTACTATTGTCGTTCACAAAGTACTGAAAGACGGTAGCTTAGACCCCATTCCTGTTTCCACAGAAGAGCTAAACAAATATGGAATCGCCCCAAAGGCCGCCATTAAAGTTGATGGGGTTGATAGGGCATCATGCATAGATAACATTAAAAAGAGATTGGAGAAATTCAATGGCTAGATGGGAAAACGAGAACCTAGAGAGTCTAAATTTACCAGACCCAGAGAAAAAAGTTTATACATTTTTTGGTGTGGGTGGTGAAGAATCCAAAGAAAACGACGCTTTCGTTAAGGTTGTTGATAATGGAGGCTTCATGACTTACTATATTAAGTATGGTCGAGGAGATCTTCTAGACCCACTGGGTACAGATAGAGGTAAACACAGCAGACCGTACTTCGACTTTAAAAAAGTAAATGAGGATGTATATAATTATTATATGCAATATATTACAAATTCTGAAAGAATCTTTTTGACAAGAGCAAGAAGAGCATTAATGGAGATTAATTAAATGACTAAAAAAGGCAGACTTTCAAAAAAAGAGCAGACTTATATTGCCGAACACAGCGATGATAGCGTTGCAGCAATTGCGGAGGCGCTAGGTAGGTCAGAAAACGTTGTCAGCAAAGAGCTGTCTAAACAGGAAGATGTTCCTGAGTTGCCAAAGGCGGGCGAGCTAATGGGTAGAAATGAGAAGTATGGCGCCGTTACAATGACAGAGCAAGCTTCCATGCTTGGAGATGAGTCCAAAGCTACCAAGCTAGAAGAAGATAAATCAGAAGAAGTAAATGTTGCCCGACGACATAGAGGGGCAATTCATAGAATTAAGGATAAATAATATGATTTGCACGATTAGAGACGAACATATACGTAAACTCATAATGGAAGATATTTCCATGACTTGGAAGTGCACCCTAGATGACGGAACTATTGTATGGGGCGACTATGAGCGTCCCGGAGTTCCCGAAAGTCCATGGGTTAGACTTCAAGAGTTCTGCAAAGAGAATGGGCGGTGCGTAGCAAAAGCTCAGGTAATTGTTATGGGTGCGCCTGAAGAGGTTGTGTTTGAAGATGAGAATGGTTTAGATGGATTCTTTATTGCTAGAGGGTTTTCTAAGGATATAGACATGGTTACTGGGGATGGCCCATCATATCAACATATGACATTCGGATTATTAGAAGACAGCCTAGAACGAGTTGACGTTAAAAAATATAGCTGGCCTGAATGTGAGTTTGAAAACTTTTCACAAAAAAGAAAAGCTACCCAAGAAAACCTTTCTTTTATGATATGGCGAGATGGCGAGACAAAGAAGCAAAGCGAGCAGGTTCAAGTCACCCTCAACGGGTGAGTATTGCACGGTCGCTCAATACATAGCAGAGATACTCATCCAGAGAAAAGCAGAGGCCGACAATAAGGGCTCTTTGGCTTACAAGTTCTGGAATAAGACCCAAAAGAAAAACTATACCAGACAAGTACAGGCCGTTAGCACCCTAATAGGAAAGTTTGGGGAGTCAGCAGTATTTGATTATATTATCAATACAAATAAGCGAGTGTACTCGGCATCTCCTAAATGGGTAAGAGAAGCGGTAGAAAAACATAAGTCAGTTCTAGACCGACAACCCAAACAAAAAATTGAAGTAACAGAAGTATCTAGAGATAATATAGAGTCTCAGCCAAGAAAAACATTTGGCAAGAAAACACTTTTTTCAAAATTGAGGAACACCGATGGCAAGAACCAAGAATAACGACCCAGCCTTTATTAAAGAGATAGTCAAAAAGTATGGGAATGTTATCTCTACTGGAGCGCAAGTTCTCGAAAGAAGAAAAGACTATAAGATAATTAAGGTTAGTCCCTCAGTTGACCTCTCTCTGGGTGGAGGAATCAAAGAGGGTTCGTGGGTTATACTTACGGGAGACCCTAAGTGCGGAAAGACAACCACAGCATTACAGATAGCGGCAAACTGCCAAAAGGAAGGTCGTCCAATTATATATTTAGACGCAGAGGGGCGACTAAAAGAAATGAACCTTCTTGGTGTCGATGGTCTCGATAGAGATAAAATGAAAATCATCCACTCGGAAGATGAACCATTAAGCGCAGAAGCCTTTCTAGATATTGCAGTCAAGCTCGTGAGCGCAAAAGAAAACGAGGGCTGTGTCTGTATTATAGATTCCACATCTGCCCTAATACCGGAAAAAGAATTAGATGGAGATATGTCTCCGGGAAGAGCAGGGCTGCCCAGAATACTATCCATGTTCTGCAAAAAAATGGGACAGATTGTTCCCAATCAGCGAGCGACCATGATTATCATAACGCACTTCATCGCAAACACGTCTGGATATGGGGCTTCTCGTATGCCTGACTGCGGTAAAAAAATTCAGTACCAAGCAGACACTAGAATGGAAGTAAAATCAATAACCCCATGGACTCAAAGCGATAAGCAGGTTGGTCAGGCTGTCAACTGGAAGGTTATCTGTTCGTCTATTGGGTCGCCGGGAACCGAATGTCAAAGCTGGATTAAGTATGGTCACGGGATAGATAAGGTTCAAGAGCTTGTTATGCTCGGGCTAGACATTGGACTCATTGGCAAGGCCGGAGCTTGGCTAACGTGTGAGTTTATGGCAGAACACGCAGAAGTAGTTAAAGAAATAAAACCCGAAATAGACACTGAAAATATCGAAGAGGTTTTAAAGGCTGTTAAGTTTCAGGGACAGGAAAGATTATACAATTTTTTACTTGCAAATGAGAAAGTGTTTGGTATACTAGAAGAAGAGATTAAGGCAATGCTATGATTATTCTAGGTCTAGACGGGAAAGAACACAAATGGAACCCATCTAGAAGACAGTCCTCTGTTGCAGATAAAAATAGATCAAAATTACACATTAAGGCAAGAGCACTCCTAAAGGACTTGTTTCCGTTTGATAGGGTGCTAGAAGAGCTAACACTTCCCGGAACCAAGACGGGCTCCAGAAGAACACTACTACATGCTGATTTTTACATACCAAACAGAAGTTTAATTGTTGAGGTTCATGGAGAGCAGCACTTTAAGTTTAACTCCTTTTTTTATAAAGACAAGATGGCATTTTTTAAGGCAAAAGCTAGAGATACAGACAAAGCGGCTTGGTGTGAATTGAATAACATGAATTTGATTGAACTAAATTATAATGAGAAAGAGCCTGAGTGGAGAGTGAAGTTTGACTAACGAACAAAAAGCTATTGAATTTCTACAGAAGGTAGACGACTGGGTAGAAGATAGAAATGCAGACCTTGTTAAGAAGAACGAGGATGTAGAAAGTATATTAAACTTAAATTCCGATGATATCAATAATATGGATATTACTTTGGCTTTATCCAACAGTTTTATACTTTTTGCGCATGCAGAATACCTCCAGTCACTATATAATAAAGAGAAGTCAGTATTAGACTTTTGCAATAACAGCATTTGGTACATAGTCGCAGATAAAATGGAGAACTATGGCGGACAGTACGCAAAATGGGAAGTCCGATATTTTTCCGCAATAAAAGAAAACCCACTAGCTTCAGAGCTAAACAGACTAAAGACCTCAGCAGAATCTAGAATAACAAGAATTTCAGGAAAGATTGATATAGTCAAAAAGATGGCTTCAGTCCTGCAAGACTTAGGAAGAAGGAGAAATTATTAATGTCTATTCTTAATACAGCAAAAGAATTACTTAGAAAAGGTATAGCTCTTAATGATTCAGAGCTAATAGAAATGGCTAACTCTCTCATAGAGGCGGACACGGCGGCTGAAACAGCTGTTCAATCTGACATTACACAGGTTGTTGAGCAACCCGCTCCGCCTGAGAGGGTTGGTGCTGATGACTTCTCAATGATTGGCCGACAAGCAAAGGAAGGCCCAATGCCAATTAATAAGGTTGATCGTGGAGATAACCTTTTTACTGACGACAAGTCAGAACATATGGACGTTGAGACTCCCGCCTTTACCCCTTCGCCAAGAAGAGACAAAACCCAAAAAATCAAACAGAAATGCGTTGAGTGTAAAAAAACTATAGAAGTAGCAGATGTTCACAGGAGAGATTTCTTTGTCTGTGATGAGTGCTTATCAAACAAAAGAAGATAATTTTAAATAGGAGGCAGTACTATGCCACATACTAGAAAACGAGGCGAAGATAAAAGCGACGCCCGAGAAGATAAAAAAGATGCCCGTGAAGAAAAGGTTGATTCCAGAAGGGGGTATAAGCTGGACAAAATCAAAGCGCTCACAGCCAAAGCTACTGCCGTCGCAAAAAAGCGTAAGTGGTTAGTGTTTATGATTGGCTTGGGTCTTGTGGCCTATTTTGTGATTTCAAAGGGTGGTTTTGGCGGAGGTGGCGGAGTTCTAGAAATAATCAAGGGATTCTTTTAGGGGTATATATTGTCAAAACCAAAACCCAAAACGTCCGATATAAATGGCCGACATGTTCCGCCGCCAACCTTTTACCATAGAGACTATACTAAGCGCCGACCTGAACCACCACTCAAGATTCCTGTGTTTAGGCAGGGCGCTTTAGACATAGCATCTAAGGTTCTATCTTTTGTAGAAGATAAAGACCTAAGGGATAAACTTATTGAACTTTTGTCTAATGAGTATTTTAATGATAATTTTTTATACCAGAAACACAAAAAGGAGACTGAAGAATGAAGAAATTAAATGTTGAAATTAAGGATTTTTTATTGGGATTATTGCTAGGAATTAGCATATGTATGGGGATCTACATTTATCACGGGATATAATAGAATGGCCATTACCGCCGTAGGGATTACGATATTACTTTATTTATTAACTTGCGCTTCATGCGTCAAGCAAAAAGATTACCCGCATGCCCTAATGTGGTTTTCTTATGCGTTAGCCAATAGTGGACTCTTATGGTACGAAATCAAAAAAACAAGCGGAAGCTAGAAGACCTAGCAGCAGAGAGGGCGGTTCTCTCCGGATTGTGTCAATATGGACTAAGCGTTTCGCTTGATTCAGACTATCTGGAGTCCGAACACTTCACAGACCCCACCAACCAAATTATTTTTGGGTGCATTAAAAAGGTCTTAGAGAAATCCAACAAGGTAGAATTATCTTCCTTGCTTTCTGCTGCCAATCAGCTTGGGTGTTATGAAAATATAAACAACCAAGAGGAGATTGGTTTTTTACGTTCTCTGTTTAACTTTCCAATACACGAAGAAAATGTTTCAATACACGCAGGTAAGCTGGCGAAGCTAGGAATAGCAAGAGAAGTCAAGAAGACACTGGCTATTTGTTCTAATAAAATTGATGAGGTCACAGGAGACGAGGATATAAATGATATCATCTCTCTCATAGAAACTCCTGTTCTTGACGCAACGTCTAAAATATATCAAGGTTCCGACAATAAGCCTGAGGTAATCGGCGGGGAAATAACAGACTATATAGAGTTTCTAAAAGAAAACAAAAACGACATGATTGGCATAAGCACAGGGTTCCCTGCTTATGACGAAGCTATCGGCGGAGGGCTAAGAAGAAAGTGTGTAGACTTAGTTGCCGCTAGACCTAAGGTTGGTAAATCTATGTTTGGTGACGCTGTTGCTATGCATGTTTCTAAAAACTTAGGAATCCCAGTATTAGTTCTAGATACCGAAATGTCCAAAGAAGACCATCTCAATCGAATGCTAGCGAACCTGAGTGGAGTTGAAATCAACACTATTGCTAGCGGCAAGTTCGACAGTAACCAACTAAATACCGAAAAGGTAGAAAACGCAGCTACCGAATTGGGAGAAATACCTTTTCATTATGTTAGTATTGCGGGTCAGCCGTTTGAGAACATTCTTAGTATTATGCGCAAATGGATTTATCAGGAAGTTGGGTTTGATGAAAACGGAAGAACCAAAGACTGCCTAATTGTTTATGACTATCTTAAGCTAATGAACTCATCTAGTATATCAAACTCTATGCAAGAATTTCAAGTTCTAGGGTTTCAAATCACACAGCTGCATAACTTCTGCGTTAAGTACGACGTGCCATGCCTTAGCTTTGTACAATTAAACAGAGACGGCATAACAAAAGAATCAACAGATGTCGTTTCAGGTTCCGATAGGCTTATTTGGCTCTGTACGAGCTTTAGCATCTTCAAGCTAAAGTCCGACGAGGAGATAGCCGACGACACAGACGAAAATGGAAACAGGAAGCTGGTACCTATTGTTGCTCGTCACGGAGCAGGATTAGATGATGGCGACTATATAAATATGAATATGTTTGGGAAGTTTGGCAAATTAGTAGAGGGTCAAACTCGCAATGAATTGAGAACTAAGTCAACTATTAAGGATACAGGTTTTGAATCAGGAGATCAACAACCAGCAGATATTGAAACTGTCTAACCAGTTATTCACTAAGCTGTCACAGCTTCTAAAGTATTTCAATATAGACTACATAGAGTATCCTAATAGGTTTGCTTTTGCGTGCCCTATTCATGGGGGAGACAACGCAGAGGCTTGTACTATATTCACGGACGGAAATACCGCCAAGGGTAACTGGAACTGCTGGACTAACCACTGTGAAGAAGACTTTTCTAGGAACCTGTTTGGTTTCATTAGGGGTGTGCTGTCCAACAGGCGAGCCTCAACGGTTAGTATTATTGATACAATTAATTTTTGCTTAGAGTTCTTAGATCTTGACATCTCTGAACTCGACCTATTACAAGACGTAGAGAGCAATAATGCTATTAAGCTTTTGGACATCTTCAACAGGGAGCCAGAAAGAGAGCCCCCAAAAGTAGATAGGGAAGTTATTTTAGACACAATACAAATACCAGCTGAATACTATATTAACAGAGGGTACACTACTGATATATTAACTAAATTTGATATTGGCCTCTGTGACAAAAAAAATAAGCCAATGTCAGGAAGAGTTGTTGTCCCAATCTATGATGAAGGCTATAATTATATTGGATGCATAGGTAGGTCATGTTACGAGAACATGCAGCCTAAATGGCTGCACAGCAAGGGGTTTAGAAAAAGCTCATATCTGTATGGCCTAAACATGGCAAAAGAAAAAATACTTGAAACAGCTACGGCAGTTTTGGTTGAGGGTCAAGGCGACGTTTGGCGTATGCACGAAGCAGGTGTAGAAAATACAGTTGGTATTTTTGGGGCTAGCCTCAGTGATGATCAACTGGTTTTATTAGAACAAAGCGGTGCCCTTAGCTTAGTTATACTTACAGATTACGATGATGCTGGACATAGAGCAGCAGAGCAAATTATGAAAAAATGCGGAAGACGCTTCAACTACTATAGGCCCAATATATCAGAAAAAGACGTTGGTGATATGTCGGTAGAACAAATTAAAACTGAAATACTAGAAGAACTACAAGGAGTTTTATAATGACAAGAATCTTGGCTTTTGCGGGAAAAAAGCAATCAGGTAAAAATTCGTGCTGTGCCTTTCTACACGGATATCAAATGCGGTCTTATCACATTATTAAGGGTTTTGATCTAGACACTAAGGGAAGGATTGTTGTCGATACCGTTGATACTGACGGCTCTGGGGTAGAAGAAACAGGTAAAGGCGTTTTGGACGTAACTAGAACTGACCCAGAATTTGCACCTTGGGCCGCACACAACATGTGGCCATTTGTAAAACATTATTCGTTTGCTTCTTCTCTTAAGGAGATTGCATGTGGATTATTTGGACTGACAAAGAAACAGTGCTACGGGACAGATGCAGATAAAAATAGCCCCACATGGATTAAGTGGGAAGACATGCCGGGCTACACCGGAAGCGAAACCGGCAGAATGACAGCCAGAGAATTTTTACAGGTCTTTGGTACAGATATTTGTCGGTATATCTACACAGACATTTGGACAGACAGAACCATGAGAAGTATTAGAGAAGAGGGTTCTTTAATGGCTGTAATCTCTGACTGTAGATTCCCAAACGAATCAAAAGCAATACAAAAAGCTGGAGGCAAGGTTATTAAATTAACTCGCGGTATAGATGGCGACAGTCATTCTAGCGAGTCCTCTGTTGATGACATTGAATACGACGCCATTATTGACAACAAGGAGTTATCTTTAATGGAAACGAATGTGAAGGTAATATCTCTACTTGAAGAATGGGGATGGCTCGGTAGCGTTATCGAGGAACCCAGTCCTGCACCCCCTACAGAAGACCCAAATCTTCTAGGTGGCATCCAAAAGATTAAGGAATAATATGTTAGTAACGTATATACGTAGTTCTAGTTATAATAATTTTGAATACTGTCAGATGCAATACTTTATAACCTATGTCTTAGGTCATCAAAGTGTCTCTGGTAAAAAAGCCCAGCTTGGAACAATCGTCCACAAGGTCATGGAGGTGCTAGGTGGGTGTAAAAAGATCTTGCAGGACAAGAGTGAGATGGTATTAAATGATGATGGTCTAGGAAAGATAGAGTTCACTAAAAGAAAACTCAATACAAAAAAGTTTGTGAACGAGATTATCAAGAGAAGTTATGAATACTACACAGAGAACTGTAGTCATCACTACACAAATGCCGACTATAAGTTCTGTGAAGACACAACTTGGGAGGGCCTACTATATGATGACGGAAATTTCGATCCTCGAAATAGAAATATTATCGCATCAGAGCCTCACTTCGATATCGCGATTGAGGAAGACTGGGCAAAATTTTCATATGAAACAGAAGATGGGGAAACTCTAGAGGGTCAGCTAGCTATTAAGGGTACTATCGACCTAGTGACGGAACTTGATGATGGTGTCATTGAGGTCATTGACTGGAAAACAGGAAGAAGGCTAAACTGGGCCACAGGAGAAGAGAAGACATATGAAAAGCTATGCGAAGACCCTCAGTTAATGCTTTATTATTATGCTATTTCTAAAAAGTTTCCTGAATACAAGGATGCCATCATGTCGATATTTTATATACGCGACGGTGGGCCATTTAGTATTTGCTTTGAAGATTCAGACAAAGAGAAGTTCTTGGGTATGCTGAAGGATAGATTTGAGGAAATCAAGAAAACGACTAACCCAAAAATGCTATCTAGAAGACAGGCGCACTGGAAATGTACAAAGCTTTGCGATTTCTGTAAAAACGATTGGCCCGGAACCAATGATAATATATGCAGGCATGTAAGTAACAATTTAGAGCAGTTTGGCATGATGGACACCGTTCAAAATTGCACTAAAGAAGGTTTCAGTATTGGACACTATGAGGCGCCGGGATGATTGAGATAAAAATTACAGAAAAAATGAAGAAGCAGGCTTGGGCTAAATCCCGTGAAATGGGCGTAATACGTAACTCTATAATGAAGGGTGACGGAAATATTGCAGGTTTTTTAGGAGAAGAGGTTGCAAATGTAGTTATTGATGGTACAATAAGTAATACATACGACTACGACGTGGTTTCAAAAAGTGGAATTAAATATGATGTCAAAACCAAAAGATGTACATCTCCGCCAAAACCATATTATGATTGCTCTGTTGCAAACTTTAATACCGAGCAAAAGTGCGATAGGTATGTATTTGTTAGAATAGAAAATAAAAATAAGAGATGGGGAAGAGCGTGGGTTCTTGGGTGGCTTGAGCATGATGAATATTTCAAAAGGGCTCGGAAGCTAACCAAAGGACAGGTTGACCCATCTAACGGGTTCGTTGTTCGGGCAGATTGCCATAACGTTGCTATATCAGAATTGAAAGAATTTACGAATTATGACTTGGGTTCCACTAAATAACAAGACGCACTTTAGCCTACAGAGAGGTTTCTCGAAACCTGATGGGTTAGTGGCTAAGTGTAAAGAGTACGGCTATCCGGCCTGTGCTATTACAGATATTAATACTATATCTGGAGCTGTCAATTTTTACAAAGAGTGTAAAAAGCATGACATTAAACCTATTATGGGGTGCACTGTTGAGTTTGAAAACCACAAGAGCAAGACATATATAGCAAAGAACAAAGACGGCTGGTACGCGCTCATTGATATTGTTTCTAAGAAGAGCACATACTCTGATGATGTAATGAAGAAACTGCTAAAGGTCTCTCTAAACGAAAACCTTATATGTATTGATGACCTAAAACAAAAACCAGCATATTACGTCGAGACTAAAGACGCAGAGCTACACAGAATACTTTTATGCTCGGGTATGAAAACCAGCATGAAAAAAGCTAAAGATAAAATCGTTTCTGATTCGTTTAAACACTTAAAGCCCTTTTTTAAGAGCGACGGTCATTATCTACTGAGTCCAAGCGAAGTTGAAAATATTTACAGCGCAGAGCAAATAAAGCTCAGTCTAGAGATTGCCGACCAGTGTGAGGAGTATGACATTCTTGGCAGCCCAATGCTTCCTGCGTTCGATTGCCCAGAAGGGTACACCGAAGACGAATACTTAAAGCAGCTTTGTAGAGAGGGCTGGAAGAAGCTCTTAGAGGATACTGGCATTGTTAAGAGCGAAGACAAGAAAGAGGAATACCTAAAAAGAATTAAAAACGAGATGAGTGTAATTTTTGATGCTAGTCTTTCTGGGTACTTTCTTATTGTTCAAGATATTGTTAATTATGTTAGGTCTGAGGGGTGGTTGCCGGGCCCGGGAAGAGGGTCGGCTGCCGGATGTTTGATTTCATATCTTATTGGTATTACAGAAATTGACCCTATTAAGTACGACTTAATCTTTGAGAGATTTTACAATGCTGGCCGTAATACCGAGGGTCATGTATCTCTTCCGGATATTGACCTAGATGTTCCTGCCGAAAAGCGAGATGAAGTTATTGGATATATTAAATCTAAATACGGCGAAGATAATGTCTCCCAGATGTTGACATTTAATAAGCTACAGGGTCGAGCAGCCCTTAAGGAAATCATGCGTATTAATAGCGCAGTTTCTTTTGGAGAGATGAACGACGTGACTAAAAACATACCTAACGAGGCTGACGTTTCAGACCTTTTAGAGGAGAGCGGTGAGGGCTCGCTAATTCGGTGGACACTTGCTTATCAACCAGAAGTTCTAGACAGGTGGTGCAAGCTAAACAGTGATAACGATTTGATTGGCCCATTCGCAGCAATTTTTCAGCAAGCAATCGACATTGAGGGTACGATAAAATCTCAAGGGAAACATGCTGCTGGAGTTATTATATCAGCAAATAAACTAAACCAAGTTTGTCCTATGGTTAAAGATAAAAGTAAAAATCTCATTGCCGGTTTTGAAATGGGCGATTTAGAAGATCAAGGACATGTTAAATTTGATATACTAGGTATTGATCTACTTAGTAAAATCATGGAAATTAAGGAGTAAGAATGAGCGGTATTAAGAACGATTATAAGTCAGTCATTTTTTCTGGCTGTGCTATTGAATCTAAAAGCATAAGTTTGTGCGATTTGAGACATTTTCTACCACAATATAGAGGGGATACTATGGGTGCCTATCAAGTGCATTCAGATAACCCTCGTCATAAGTATAGCAAAATCTTTAAAGACATAGATGAAGCTGTTAATAAGTTTGTTGAATTAAAAGGATTACTTAAATGAATTTTAGAGATATAATTGTATTTGACTTTGAAACAGGTTCTAGAAACCCGCTAACAACACAGCCAACGCAGATTGCGGCTATTGCTCTACATGGGCGTAAACTAACAATTCAGCCGGGCGGTATTTTTAATAGCGAGATTAGACCCATCATTGACGACAAGAAAGCTATTGAAGCTGGGGTTGACCCACTAGAGGAGGAAGCACTAGAGATTACTGGCAAGAACAGAAAAGCCCTTGCTAAGGCTCCGCTACCAAAGACAGTATGGAAAAAGTTTGAGGACTTCTGCAATAAGTTCAACTTTAGAGGCTCGTCTTATACTGCACCTATAGCCGCTGGATATAATATTATTGGTTTTGATTTACCTATTGCTCAGAGAATGTGCGAGATGTACGGCACTACCGATACTAGGGGTCGGCAGTCTATCTTTAATCCAATCTTCAAGATCGACTTGATGGATATGGTATTTTCTTGGACAGAAAACAATCGAGACTTCAAGAGTATTAGTATGGACTTCCTGCGAGAGTATATGGGATTCCCAGAAGAGAGCAAAGAGAACGCTCATGACGCCCTTCAAGACGTGAAAGATACGGCAAATATCCTCATTAAGTTCCTGAAGTTCCAAAGAAACATTTCACAAAAGACAAAGTTCGAGAAAGCATTTGCAAATGGCGAATTCTACGTTTGATATTAACGACTTCCAAGACGACAAAGTGTGGGATTTGATTTGCGACGGAAGAACCAAAGGGGTATTCCAGCTAGAGTCTCAGCTTGGTAGATCTTGGGCAAAGAGGGTTAAGCCTCGAAATATAGAAGAGCTTGCGGCTCTAATTTCAATCATTAGGCCCGGATGCTTAAAGGCGTTTACCGAGGGTAAGTCTATGACCCAGCACTACGTAGATAGAAAAGCAGGCATCGACGAAGCTAAATATATTCACTCTAGCCTTGAGCCAATTCTCAGTGAGACCTATGGAGTTCTTGTATACCAAGAGCAGTCCATGAAGATCGCTCAGCAGCTTGCTGGATTCGACTTAAAAGAGGCGGACAACCTCCGTAAGGCTATTGGAAAGAAGAAAGCCGGTCTGATGGCAGAAGTTAAAAAATCCTTCTTGTCTGGAGCAACCAGTACCGAAGGGCTTGATAAAGAAACGGCAGAAGAAATCTTTGGCTGGATTGAAAAATCTAATCGCTATGCGTTTAACAAATCTCACGCTGTTTCTTATGCTGTTAATGCCTACAGGAGCGCATACTGTAAGGTTCACAGAAAGATGAGATTCTTTGAGTCCTATCTCAATCACTCAGAAAGAAAGCCAGACCAACAGGTGGAAATCAAAGAGCTTGTGTCTGACGCAAAACTATATGATATAGAAACCCTACCGCCTAGACTGGGACACTTCTACCCATCTTTTACTGCGGCAGAGGACAATATATATTTTGGTGTTACAAACATCAAGGGCGTCGGCACCGCTGAAACAAAGAAGATGCTAGATTTGGTTCCAGAGATAGAACAAAAGTTAGGTAAAACTTTTGCAGAATTCACTTGGCTTGATACCCTGTTTAACTTGGGACTAAAAGTAAACAAGACATGTGCTGAGGCACTGATAACTGTTGGTGCCTTTAATGGTAAAAATAACACTAAACATAGAAACTCCCTTCTCTATGAATACAAGAGCTATAGGGATTTGTCTATCAGAGAAAGAGAATGGTTGTCTGAAAACTACAACTCAGATGACTCTATCATTGCTGCTATAGATAATATGATAAATAACCTAAAGATAAACTCTAACAGGCTAATCAAAGTATTTGATGTTCGGAATATTATCGAGTCTCCGCCATTTGATCTTACCGACCACCCAAACTGGATTGCAGATGCAGAAAATAAATATATGGGCGTGGCGCTAACCTTCTCCAAAACTGATGCCATACAAAGTGCGGCGGTTAACTGTACATGTAAAGAGATAGTTAACGGTAGAACGGGCAACGTAAACGTAGCAATCCATATAAACTCCCTGCGAGAATATGCAACAAAGAACGGTAAAAATCCGGGTCAGATTATGGCTTTCTTGTCAGTGGAAGACTCTACAGCAACCCTTGACTCTGCTGTTATATTTCCTGAGGCATATGGTAAATTCAAGGAAATTTTATATGAAGGCAATACAATTGTTGCTTTTGGTCAAGTATCCAGCAAAAAAGATACAAGTTTGGTCATTAACAAAGTGTCCCAAGCGTAACAATAGGCTATAATCTTCTATATGCATACATTATTGGAGATTGTAAATGAATAACTGTAACTTTGTGGGAAGGTTTACTGCTGACCCTGAAATAAGAGATGTTGGAAATACCCAGCTTGTAACCTTTTTCCTTGCCGTTGAAGAATACCGCAGAGACAAAGAGGGAAACAAGAAGAAGCGAGTTGATTTTTTTGAGTTCGAGGCTTGGGATAGCGGAGGGACAACCATACATAAAATCTGCAAAAAGGGCCAGATTATAGCCATTCACGCCTCCGCTAGGCAGCAAAAATGGACTAACCCACAAGGTGAAAGCAAGCAAAAAATAAATTTCAGGGTGCAGAGCTTTAAGATTTTCAACGAAAAAGAAAGACCGAATGATTAGAACTAAAGCGAGCATCGACGACAACCTAGATGTAATTATATATCTTGTTACAAAGTTTAATGACCAGTCTGAATCTTATGAGTTTGAGGATTTGCTTCAGGTCGCCTTTTTAGGTTCCCTACAGGCTATTAAAAATTATGATGCCGAAATTGGCCCACTCAGGAATTATATGTTTTCTTCTGTCAGAAACCACCTAATAAAATTCCTAAAGAAAGAGAGCGATTGGCAGAGCCTATCAAAACTAGAAATAGCCACACCGTCTGAATACACAGAAGATCATCACATGCTGGAGTTCCAGAGTTTGTTGGCGGCGTATAAGGATAAGCTATTACCGATGGAAAGAAAAATACTGGATTTTAAATCGAGAGGATATACCAGAAAAGACATCTGCGGAGAGCTTTTCCTTTCAAAGAATGAATACTATAGTTTATTATACTCGGCAATAGGAAAAATAAGAAGATATGAGACGTAAAAAAATACTTTTTTGCTCAGAGGGACACTTCTTGCCTACAGGATATTCTGTATACACAAAAGAGGTTCTTTCTCGCCTGAGTGTAGACCCTAGATTTGAGGTTGCCGAGCTTGCCTGTTATGTAGACCAAGCAAGAGCAAATAAAGAGGCCAAGAACTGCAACTGGACTATATTTCCAAACCAGCCCGTAAAAGATAGCCCAGAATGGCATGAGTATAAATCACAGCCATCATATGAATTTGGTGAGTATACCTTCAATCATGTCTTGTTAGACTTTATGCCGGACTTTGTTGTGGACATACGGGACTGGTGGATGTTTGAATTCCAACAAAGAACGCCATTTCGAGACTTCTTTCATTGGTGTATAATGCCGACAGTAGACGCCGCCCCTCAGAATAACCAGTGGATGGATACCTTCGCTAGTGCAGACGCCGTGTTTGCGTACTCCGAGTTCGGCAAAGATGTTCTCTTGGGGCAATGTCAAGATTTGAACTTTATAGATATAGCATCTCCCTGTGCCAGTCAGGAGTTTGATATTGTTCATGACAAGATCTCGCATAAATTAAATTTTGGGCTAGCTGAAGACTCGTTTATTCTTGGTACGGTAATGAGGAACCAGCGAAGAAAATTATTTCCAGACTTATTCAAAACATTCAGGGAGTTTCTAGACTCTAACGATGCCCCAAACGCATATCTTTACTGCCACACATCTTATCCTGATATTGGGTGGGAAATACCTCAGCTTCTTCAAGAGTATGGGCTGACCAATAGGGTTTTATTTACGTATAGATGTAAGAAGTGCGGCCATATTAATACCTCATTTTTTAATGACGTTATCAACCATTGCTATCAATGTGCAAATTTCACAAGAGAGCTCGTTGGTATAAACAATAAAATAGAAAGAGATGAGCTTGCGCAAATATATAGCCTGTTTGATGTATATATACAATATGCAAATAGTGAGGGGTTCGGGATGCCCCAATTAGAAGCGTCTCAGTCGGGAGTTCCCGTCATTACCGTTGACTATTCCGCTATGCAGTCTGTCGCAGACAATATTGGGGCTCTCAAGGTTCCGGTAAGCTACCTTCAAATGGAATGTGAGACTGGCTGCAATAGAGCTATCCCAGACAACAGCGTAGCGCTACAGCATATTACTGATCTCTACAATACCAGCGATGAGAAACGTAAACAGGCGGGCTACAACATGAGACAGCGCACGCTTTCTCGATATAACTGGGATGATACTGCGAGCAAATGGGCGGATTATTTTGATAAGACGCCAGTTAGAAATCACGCCGAGACATGGTTTTCTGCCCCAAGAATACTACCATCTGCTACTGAAATCCCGCCAAACCTTAGCGTCAAAGAGCAGGTAGATTTCCTCTTTAATCATGTTCTACGAAGACCAGACTGGGTTGGAAACCATATGTGGAAAAGAACACTAAGGGACATTACGTATAAGTGTACCGCTAGTAGTACAAATGTTGATTTCTATTTCAATGAATCACACCTTAACAACAATATAAGAAATTGGGGTAAGTTTGATGTCAATTTGGCATATACCCACATGGCTAAAATGAGAGAGATGCATAATGAGTGGGAAAAAATTAGGGCTAATAAAATTCAGGGAGGGCAGCGATGAAAGTTCTCTATATAGGAAACTATAACGATAGGACGGGTTGGGGAAATGCTTGCGCCAACAATATATTAGCTTTAGATTCTGCTGGAGTAAATGTTGTGCCTAGAGCTATTACCTTTAACGATTCACACAATACTGGCAACCAAAGAATTGCGGAGCTAGAAAGCCAGAGCGAACAAGGTGTAGATGTTTGCATTCAGCACACACTTCCGCCGTTGTACTCTTATAATTCGAGCTTTAAAAACATAGGCATCTTCTATACCGAAACGGCGACCTTTTCAGAAACCATGTGGCACAAGTACATAAACCTGCTTGACGAAGCGTGGGTTCCTAACAACCAGATGATAACGGCCTCTCAGAAAAGCGGAGTAACGACTCCTGTTAAGTTAGCACCTCTGTGCTTACCTATAGAAGATTACCAAAATATAGAAGACTGTGCAAGCGTAGGGGAGTTTAAAGGATGTTTTAACTTCTGCTTTGTCGGAGAGATGATTAAGAGAAAAAATATCGAAACTTTGTTACGAGCTTTTCACACAGAGTTTCACCCCTCAGAGCCTGTCAACCTATTCTTAAAGCTAAGTAAGCCGGGATACAGTCACGATGAAACGCTCAAATATTTCGAGACCCTTTCAGACAATGTAAGGCGATCCCTTAAAATAAGAAAGAACTACAGAAAAGAAATCACCATAACGGGGCATCTGGAAAGTAGACACTTACACTCACTGATGGGTAAGTGCGATTGTTTTGTTATGCCTAGTTTTGGAGAGGCTTGGTGTATACCGGCACTAGAGTCTATGGCTATGGGCATACCTGTTATACATACGGCTAATACTGGTATGGATGATTTCTGTGTGGGGTGGAAAGTCCAATCGTCTCCGGCCCCATGTTACATGGCAACAGATTCGATGGATAGTGTGTATACATCGCTTACCAGATGGATGGAGCCAGACTTGGAGTCGCTGTGCTCTACAATGAGGGTGGCTTATGAGACCTATAAGAACAACCCAAAAGAATACAATACCAAAAAAGATGATTCCATAGCTAAGGCTGGAGAATACGATATAAAATGTATTGGTAAAAAGTTAAAGGAGTTGCTATATGAGTAGTACCGCTAGCCAGCAGTCTATAAGGTCTATAATGAGAAGGTCTGCCCTGAGCGAAGGAGACACTCTTAATATATTGACGTTTTGCACACATGAAAGATACGAGCAGGGTCTATGTAAGACAGGACATAATTTCTATTCTATGAATCATGGAAAAACATGGAATACAGACTATGGCTTAATTCCCGCAAACTATCAAGAGATTGATATCGTGCCTTGGCATATTAACTTTGATTTAATTCTTTGTCATACGAGCTGTGAGAGAATCATGACTGCCAAACAAATTCAACAGCTTTTCAATATACCTATCTTGCGACATACGCATGTTTTACCGGATATTCGATTTGATGTTCATTCTCAGGTGGCTGGTTTTAATGCTATTGAAGTCGATCATGACAGCTTTATATCTCGATACAATATGGAAGAGTGGGGGAAAAATTTATCCAAAACTACCTCTTTTATTGAACACGGGATAGATACTGATTTTTGGGGCGGTGGCGATTTATATGACCGCGAAAATGTTTGTATATCCGTAGTCAACGATTGGCCAAATAGAGATTGGTGTTGTGGCTGGAACCTATGGCAGCAAACAGTTAGGTTCAACTCTCCTGACCAGCTACCTATAAGGGTGTTTGGCAGCAGTCCCGGATTATCTGAGCCTGCTCCTAGTCTTGAGGCCCTAAGAGAAGGGTACAAGAAATCTTCTATATTTTTGAACACGTCTATCCACTCTCCCGTACCAACAGTATTGATGGAGGCTATGGCTTGCGGGTGCGCTATCGTTAGTACCAACAACTGTATGATACCAGAAATTGTACAACACGAAGAGAACGGACTGCTCGCTAACACTCCAGAAGAGCTTAGAGAGCATTGCGAGTATCTCCTTAACAATCCTGACGAAGCCAGAAGGTTGGGAGACAATGCAAAGACTACAATTGTAAATGAGTTCAGTCTAGACCGATTCGTTGAGGGTTGGAACAAACAGTTTTTTAACGTTATACAAAACTACAGGAAATAAACATGAAAATTATATTGTCTAATAGAAAACCCTCTGAGTCAAATCATATATGGGTGAGCGATATATCATCAATTGATCTTTTTGTTGATGATTCAGAGTCCACAGAAATCATCATAGACTCAATGCTCACCTCTTTTCCACGTTCTGAGCTTGGATCTGTATTGAGTAAGATTGTGTCAAAGCTTAGGATTAACGGCAGAATAATTATCTATGAAAAAGATATAGATATCATATGTCACCATTACAACAAGATGGGAATGGATGTTCAGGATATAAATGACTTATTGTTTGATACATCTAGCTCGATAGCCTCCGTCCTGAATGCAGAAACATTAGGAGAAAGCCTGAAGCAAATGGGGCTAACGATAGAAGAACAGTTCATCAATAATGAAACAATGCAAGTAGTTATAACAGCAAGGAGAAACAATAATGCAAATTGAAACACACTGCAAGGGTTGCGTATTTGCTGAATATAGAAATAAAAAGCAAACCGGGTGCAAGTTAAATAGGATAGAACTGCTGAACCCAGAAAAAACTGGAAAAACTGAAGACGGTAAGTTTGATTTTCTTTTTAGTAGATTTTGTAATACCTATAGACCCAAAGAATGGAAGAAGGTTTTGTCTAAAGAAGAGAAGAAGAATTTAAAACAAACGGTCCTTAGAGAGGTTTTTCCTCGTATTGGAATTTTTGTATTTTTAGACACTAGATCTAAAAACGCCATGATAGATCTTCGTCATACGGTTGCGCAGATAAAGAGCCAAACAAGAGGTACTCCTCGCTACATAGTGGTTATCAACGCTAATGTTGAATATAATGAGGAGATACAAGCACTGCTTGCCAGCGAGTTTGACTTTGAAGAAACAGAATACCATATTGTATTGAGTCTCGTCGGTCAGATGGATTTGTTTATGATAGGTGAAGCGTTTAGACACGCTAAGAATGGTTGGATTTTTGTGACAACTTCTGGTGAAGATGTTCCAGAAAACCTGTTTGAAAAAATAGACAATAGAATGAATATCGACATGAAGCGGCTCGCTCTGATTAAACCATACAAAAAAATGAACGGTATGATTTTTCAGACTGCTATATATAAATTCCTCCACGGGGATAAAGATGTGGTAGACCCGAAGACTAAAGAAAAGGTTAGAATCAACTTTATTGAAAAGGTTGAGCTTATGGTTTCTGAGAACCCAGACTGTATTTGTGAGTGGGAGGAGTTCATTAATGGTACTGCCTAAGGTCGCTGTCATAATAAGCAACTACAATTATGGAGAATTTGTTTTGGAGGCTATACATAGCGCTTTAGATCAAGACTACAAAGGAGAGCTAAGAGTTTTTGTTGTAGACGACGGCTCTTCTGACGATTCTTGGGAAAAGATATCTCCATTTACCGCAAGCTCAATGTCAAAAAAGGTCTTGCATACCCCTTACTACGATGGCCCAATTGAGTATAGAGAGATGGATGGACTGACAGCTTTTAGGATTAATAATTCTGGAGCCAGCACGGCAAGAAACGTGGCCATCTGGGAGGCTTGGGAATGGGCTGATGTTTTTGCTATATTAGATGCCGATGATATGTATGCTCACAATAAAATATCTATACAGGTTGAAAAGCTGATGGAGCACGAGGATTTTGGGGTTACATATTCTGACTATATTATACATAAAACTTATAATGGTAATGATTATAAAAAATATGAGTATAAACACCCATACTCTCTAAGGGGACTACACGAACAGTGTATAGTTCATAGTGCTGGGGTTATAAAGAAAAGATTTTTACAGGCAATACTGCTACCAGAAAAAAAGGAATTTTATGATAGTAATTTACATGGCCCAGCATCTCAGGGCTTTATTGGATGCACAGAAGATTACGACTTGTGGCTTAGGCTCTCAAGAGTTTGCATGATGGTTCATGTCCCACAACCCTTATCTTTTGTTAGAGAAACAGGACAGAATCAATCTATGAGAATGACGCAAAGTATATTTGCAGACAATATGGAGAAAATAAACTCTAGAGATGAGTAGATTTACACAAAAAATAAAGAAGGAACCTCTTGATACCAGCGTCGGCATTTTATCTGCCGGAACAGGTAGCAGGATAAAGTCCCATGAGCCTAGAGCCTTACTTAAGGTTGGGCCAAAGTTTTTATTGCAACACCAGCTAGACACAGTGAATTCGATTTTTCACGAGCCCGAGATTGTGGTTGGTATAGGGGTAGAAGCAAATAGAATACTTAAAAAATTCCCCGGCGAAGTCAGGTTTGTAGAAAACCAATTACATGATACGACTGGGCCTTTTGAAACTCTAAGGCTAATAGTAAACAATATAACCAGTAATAGTGTTTTGTTCTTTCATGGGGATTTATATTTTGATATTAAAACCATCAACTCAGCAGACTTTTCTAAGTCATTCATTGTCGTAGACAATAAGAATAAGATGAGAGAGAAAGAGGTTGGAGTTACCGTTGTTAATAACAAAGCGAGCATATTATCTTACGGGCTAGACACCAAGTGGTGCCAGATCGCTTTCTTGACAGGAAAAGAGTTTGCTATACTGCGGCAAATTTGCTCAAAAGCAGCCAACGAAACAAAAACACTGTTGGCTTTTGAGGTTATTAACTCTATAATAAGTAGAGGTGGAACTATAAAAGTTTACGAACCAGACAGTATGTCTATCGTTGAAATAGACTGTATGAAGGATATAAAGAATGAAAATTTTAATTGCTAGTGACGGACTCCACGCCCACTACTTCCAGAGACAGTCTTGGTTAAGGGCTTTCAATGAGTGTGGCATTGAGGCCTCTTTTTGGCATTGCAAAGAAGTTTCAGCTTTTGATGCGTTTGATACTTTCGAGCCAGATATCTTCTTAGGGCAGTCTTATAACTTAGACTCACCACTAATTAAATGTATATACGAAAGACCTCACTTAAAAGTCGGGCTAAGAGCCGGAGATTGGGGAGACTTTGAGGCAGACCCTAGATTTAATGTCCTGTATTCCTCAGAGAAAGAAAAAGATATACTAAAGAAACTTAAAGATGAGACGGGCAAGCCAGACTTTGTACATATCCATTACGACCAGTGCGCTGTAGACCAAACACACTCAAAGTTCAAATCGATAGGTGTTGATGCTAAATCACTCATAATGTGTGCAAATGTACATGAGTATGTTACTCCAACGTTTGACGAAGGTCTTTCTTGCGATATAGGCTTTCTTGGTGGTTACTGGCCATATAAAGGTATCATTATAGATAGGTATCTTACCCCCCTGCTACACCCCATTGATAAATATAACGTCAAAATATTTGGAAATCAACCTTGGCCCAATGCCAACCAATATTGCGGATATTTAGCAGACGAAAAGGCCAAAGACTTATTTGTCTCTGCAAAAATTTGCCCAAACCTAAGCGAGCCCCACGCTCACGAGTTTGGGTTTGATATTAATGAGAGGTGCTTCAAGATATTATGTGCCGGAGGGTTCTGTATCTCTGATAATATAGAGGGGATAAGTAAAATCTTCAACGGTAACGGGGTTGTTTTTGCTGATTCGCCAGACGACTTTAAAGAGAAGATTGATTATTATCTATCTCATGATGACGAGAGAAAAGAAATTGCAACCACAGGAAGGCAATTCATCTTGGATAACCATACGAACTTTCATCGAATTGCTCAAATATTAAGCTATTTTGGCTGCGAGCAAGAAGCCCAAGACATTATAAAAGGTTGGAATCAAGCAAAGGAGCATATAGATGTTTAAGAAAAAATCAGTTTTAGTTACTGGAGGTACTGGGTTTTTAGGTAAAGCCGTGTATCGAAACCTTAGAGAAAACGGATATAAAAACGTTATTGCTGTAGGTAGTAGCTATGATTTAACAATAACATCAGAGGTCGATGACTTATTAAGGTATGCTGAGCCCGTTGCTGTTGTTCATCTAGCAGCTACCGTTGGGGGAATTGGAGCCAATAAAGCAAATCCGGGACTATATATGTACAATAACCTCATCATGGGGGCCAACCTAATTGAAGCGTGCAGAAAGCTACGCTCTGTTAAGAAGTTTATCATGGTTGGAACGGTATGTTCATACCCAAAGTTTACTCCCGTCCCATTTAAAGAGGAAGATATATGGAGCGGATACCCAGAAGAAACAAACGCGCCTTATGGCGTGGCAAAGAAAAGCCTGATGCAGTTAATAATGTCATACAAAGAGCAGTATGATTTCAATGGTGTTAATCTGATTCCGGTAAACATGTACGGGCCGGAAGATAACTTTAATCCTGCTAGTAGTCACGTTATACCCGCCCTAATACTTAAGTTTCATAAGGCAATGCGTGACGTTAAAGACAATAAAAGCTTTTACAAAAAAGAAGACGCTGTGGAGATTTGGGGAACGGGCAAGGCAAGCCGAGAGTTTCTCTATATAGATGACTGTGCAGAAGCTATTAGGCTATCTTTAGAGAAAGACGTATCCGCAGAACCTATTAACATTGGGACAGGGGGAGAGGTGATGATAAAACATCTAGCCCTTTCTATTGCTGAAATTATGGGTTATGACGGTAAAATAAGATTTAACTCTGAATACCCTGATGGTCAGCCTAGAAGGTGCTTAGATATTAGTCGCGCAAAAGAATGGCTTGGATACAAACCCACCGTGGGCCTATATGAGGGGCTAGAGAAAACTATAGAATGGTTTAACGCCAATGTAGAGGAGTTTGATGCTTACCTCGATAGTATTTAGTAAAGATCGTCCACTTCAATTAGACCTTGCGCTTAAAAGTATATGTAAAAATTTCTTTGCCCAAAACAACATTTTGGTTTTATACAAGGAAACTACAGGGTGTGCCGGTTCTTATAAAACTCTTCAAAACGAATATCCTGACGTTGTGTTTCATAAGCAGGGCAATTCTATTTTCCAAGATATCAGCCTCCTAGTATCGGAAAGCGAAGATAACTATATAGTCTTTTTTACAGACGATAATATTTTTTACAAAAAAATATCTTTTACTTACGATGAGATGAATTTATTGTTTGGCGAAGATATTTGTTGCCTCTCTCTTAGAATGGGGGTCAATACTACACAGCGAGAACTTGATGGAGTAACAGGTGTAGATGCCCTACCTAAAGAAGCTTTTGAAGTAGTAGAAAGGGCGAAAGACGGCCACCGATTTATAGCATGGAATAGAATGACGGTTACACCCTGCGGGTACTGGTCTTATGCGCTATCTGTAGACGGTCATATATTTAAAAAAGAAGCCATCGCGCCAATCTGTAATGAGCTTCTACATCAAAGCGAATACCACGAACATAACAGCGCAAGATGGCGGGACACCCCCAACGAATTTGAGTCTAAACTGCAACGGTTTCACTTTGAGGTTCCAGCGTTCATGGCGGCACCAACATATAGCTGTGTTGTGAACTCGCCTAACAACAGGGTGCAGAGTTCCCACATAGAGAACCTTAGCGGGTCTGTCTATCCATTAGTACCCTATGAGCTCAATGAGCAATTCCAAAAAGGAAGAAGGTTAAATCTTGACAAGATAAACTTCGGAGATATTGACTGTCCGCACACAGAAATAGATATAATGAAGGGGCTAGAATGAAATACGATCTTATAATACCATCACACCCTAAAGATTATGTAAAGCTACAGTTCTGTTTGAATTCATGCTTAGAGCATCTTAACCCATCACCAGAAAACATATATGTAATAACTCCAGATGGTCTGGGGGGAAGTATTGCTACGGGCATCAAGGACGAAGATGCAGTCCAAATAAATAAAGCCACTATAAAATACAGGCGGTCTAACTGGATATACCAACAGCTTGTCAAACTATTTCAAGACTTTACGGAAAACGACCTTTATCTATGTGTAGATTCTGACCTCATATTCAACAGGCCTATTGATATATTTAAAGACGGCAAACCAAACTTTTTTGTTAGCGATAGAGATCAACACCATGAGCCATACTTTAAATTTATGGAGCTTTATTTTGGGTTAAGCAGGCAGGTTGACCATACATTTATTAACGACTTCATGGTTTTTGATAAAAATATATGCGCAGAAATGATACCAAACAAAGATCATTTGGTTCTTGCTATTAATGCACTTATGTCTGATGACTGCCTCCTGTCAGAATTTGAGACCTATGGTAATTATATCACAAAAAACCACCCGAATCTTTATGGCTCACAGCTCACTAAAACCAAAATGTACGGAAGGTACAGTAACGAACCTTGGTCTGGAGAAGAGATAAAACAAATAGTTGACGAAAATAGAACTGAAGACGTAGACCTTTTTACAATTCATAGTTGGACATAGCATGGAAATAAATTTATTTAATTTTGAGAAGCGTGTTTTTTCACAATTTTACCAAGATGGTATTTTGGAGAAAATTTTTGAACTAATAGGTGTTACCAACAAGTATTTTGTTGAGTTTGGATCAAATGGCACAGATACAGGACGGGGTAACTCTATCTACCTAAGAAAAACTCTAGGGTTTGACGGCTTACTAATGGACGGCACAGAAAACCCAGAGGCTATTTATGATCTAAAAAATGAGTTTGTTTCCGCAGAAAACATAAATGAGCTGCTAGAAAAGTACAAGGTTCCGAGAGTATTTGATTTTTTATCCATAGATATTGATGGAGAGGATTTCTGGGTAGCTGGAAGCGTGGATTTGGAAAAATTTAAACCTAGAGTGGTATCCATAGAGTTTAATCCGGAAATCCCTCCTCCTCGCACTATAATACAAATCCACCGAAAAGATTGGGTCTGGTCTGGCGACAGCCGCTATGGTTGCAGCATAACGGCAGCAAAAGATCTATTGAACTGGATGGGGTACACTTTAGTGGCGGCGTCGGGAGTAGATGCGATTTTTATAGCCAACGAAGAGATCGAAAAGAACAGTCTACAGTTTAAATATGCTAATAATGAGTATAAAATATTTTCTAAAGCTATACAGCATTTGAAAGCTACCGACAAAACAGAAAAAGAGAACGATATGCGATGGATATTAAAACACAGCTGGTATGTGGAGGCTATTGGCGGGAAGCTTGAACACTCAGGGGATAAAGAGAGGGGTATATTTCAGAATGAGAATAGTTAATACATTTATTTCAGATGGCGGAGAGTTACCGGCATATACACAAATTTCACTAGCGCAAGCTCGCAAGACAAATCCTGACGTTACTATAGATTTTATATGTAAAGATGACCAGCCATTTTTTAAAGATATTGATGTAAACTGGGTTCCTCAGGACTCACTAAAGGATGGCACCACCCTTAAAGAATTTAACAACCTGTGCTGGTTTAAAAGACACGGAACGCCTAACACGACCCACCCTAGCCCTGAGCTGTTCTGGCATAGAACCTGTGAAAGAATATACTATCTCAGTGAGTATATAGACAAGAATAGACTGTACGATGTCTTTCACTTTGAAAATGATGTTCTTTTATATCACGACCTTGAGGGCGTTCCACAGTCTAACAGGATAAGCCTTACACCAATGTCAGTCGATCAAGTTACGTTTGCTTTTGTCCACGTTCCAATGCCTGTACTCATTGTTTATCTATGCAAGTTTTTAAACGAGGTGCTGGCTCTTGGGGAGCAGGTACTGATAAACAAGTTTGGATTTGATCACGTAAGCGAAATGTCGCTCCTGCATGTGGCTCACAAGTGTGAGATGTTTGAAGCCTTCAAGACGGTACCTGAAATTGGAGAAAAGGACTTCGTGTTTGATCCCGGCTCCTATGGCCAATACTTAGGAGGTACAAATAACGGGCATGAATCTGGGTTTACAGACCCTAAACATATGATAGGCGCGCTACTTAGAAATAATAAAATAGGGGCAGAGTTTACAGATAAGCCATATGCCATTGGGTCAGATGGAATGAAACACCCAATTTTTAATCTACATGTACATAGTAAAAACTTGGAGGGTTTTATAGATGTCTGAAATAATTAACCTTATTGAACAAAATCCGGACAGCTATGTGTATCAAGAGGCTGTCGAGATACTATCCAAGAAGCTGAAAAATGATTATTCTTTTATCTTGCAGGTATGGAATCATGAGATGCCGAAAGAAACAAAGTATCCAAAAATATTAATATCTACATCAGATGAGGCACACAATGTTCCTGACCAAACACAGGATGACTCGTATGTGCACATATTCAAGCAGTACGCACCTATGGGAACACCTACAGACCAGACATCGGTAAAGAACATAAATAGAGTTAGCCCATTGCCCTTAGGTTGCCTCGAAGGGTTTGTCAACCAAGACATCCCAATAACGAAAAGGACAAAAGACTGGTCTTGGATGGGCCAGTTTGATCCCTATACTAGGGTGAACTTTAGACAGGCTGTAGACAGATTACAGGGCGAGCGACCAAATTACAATAGTCATGTCCTGTGGTATGAGGGCTGGAATAACGGAGATGCTATAGACAGCTACTGCGATGTGATGAATGATACCAAGATAGCGTTGGTACCCATTGGCTCGGGTAGCAAAGAAAGCTTTAGATTTTTTGAAGCTATGTGCGCGGGGTGTATAGTAATAAATGTGGGGATGCCACAAACCCCAATGTATAACGCAGCTCCGGCGTTCCCAATGGACGCTGGATGGGCAGAGCTGACTAGAACAGTAGACTTCATCTTAGGAAGAGAAGAAGAGGTGTTGGAATACCATTCTAATGCCGCCAAGCTGTGGTACGAACACTTTTGTTCTCCAGAAAGGCTTGCGGAATATATGTTTAAAAGGATTGAAAAATGAAGCAGATAAAAATAGATTTTAAAAACATGTGGGGCGGCTTCTTTAAGCATGACAACATAATCACCAACACTCTGTCATTAGAATATAATGTTATTGTTGATGAAAACAATCCAGACATTATCGTTTGCCAGAGCTCTCCGCCAGATCATCAGTCTCCGTCGGCAGCAAGCCTAACGGATGGAATGAAGGGGCGAGCTAAGATTATCCACTGGCTCGTAGAGTCAATTGATAGAACGGGAGACCCAGACTACAGTAGCTGCGATTTCTCTTTTTCGTCCTGCAAGTTTGACGATAATAGAAACGTGCGAATACCACTATGGGCTATGTATGTAGACTGGTTTGGAAACCAATATGTTCAAGGAAGGAACCAAGCCTTTCTTGTTTCACCAGAGTTGTTGCTAAATCCTCCCGACTACACGGAAAAGAAAAAGTTCTGCTGTGTATTAACAAATAACGATATGGCGCTGAGAGCCGAAGTGTACCCTGAGTTCATAGGGTTCGGCGTAGAGAACGGCCTTTTGGTAGAAAGTAGAGGTCGAGCCTTTACAAATATGCCCTCTATAGGAGGAGATGAAAAAGACAAGCTAGAGTATATTAATGACTTTAAGTTTAACCTATGTTTTGATAATGGTGAGGCTGACGGGTGGATAACTGAAAAACTAATACATCCACTATCTAAAGGGGTAATACCAATATATTGGGGCTGTCCAGATGTGGGTGAAGAATTTAATGAGGACGCCTTCATTCATGCTAGAAGATTTAACAATATAGATGAACTAAACGAGGCCGTTCTTGGTATATATAATAAACCTGACCTGTTCCAAGAGATTCAGAGTCAGCCATGTTTTCCAGACAACAAAATTCCCGACTGTGCTAACCCAGAGTTCCTATTGGAGAAATTCAAAACGGTGCTAGAGCTATGAAACCAATTAAACTATGTTCAGACATTATAGACGAAAGGGATATAAACTCTCTTATCGGCTGGCTAAGAAAAATGCCTCAATTAACAAAAGGAGCTAAGACGCTAGAGTTCGAGGAAAAGTTCTCCGAATATCTAGGATGTGAACACTCCGTATATTGTAATTCTGGCTCTTCGGCAAATCTTTTAATAGTGTCCGCCCTCAAGCAGATGGGACTTCTTAGAAACTCCAAGATAGTAGTCCCACAGGTTTCTTGGTCAACAACTATCTTTCCTGCTATACAGTTTGGTTTAGAGCCGATCCTCTGTGACTGCAATATGAAAAACTTGGGGCTAGATGTTAATCATCTAAAAGAGATTATAATTAAAGAACAGCCCGCAGCGGTTATGCTCGTACATGTATTGGGTCTTGACTCCTCTATAGAAGAGATTATCAAAATATGCGACCAGAACGATATACTGGTAATTGAGGATACCTGCGAGAGCTTAGGATCTAGAACGTCCGGCAAGATGCTTGGCACGTTTGGCTTTGCTAGCTCGTTTTCGTTTTACTTTGGCCACCACATTTCAACTATTGAAGGGGGAATGGTTTGTACCGATAATAGCGATTTTGCGGACGTTGTAAAGATGATTAGAAGTCACGGCTGGGATAGAGACTTAAGTCAAGATTCTAAAGAAAAATACAGACAGAAATATGGGGTGGACGATTTTGATTCGCTGTATAAATTCTACTATGCAGGATTCAACCTGAGGGCAACCGATCTACAGGCCTTCATAGGTCTTAATCAGATACCTAAAATAAATCACATATCAAAAACACGCGAGGAAAACTATTACGCTTATTGTAATAACTTAAATCAAAAAATCTGGTTTCCAAAGCCGAAGACAACTCAAGAGGTTATATCTAACATGGGTTTTCCTCTTATCTTGGAAAACAAGCAAGAAGTTTACAGGGAGTTAAACAATAAAAAAATTGAGTGTCGCCCTCTTGTAGCTGGTAGCATGGGTCTTCAGCCAGCATGGGTCAACCTCTATGGGGAAGAGCCGATGGTCAATGCGAACATTGTGGAAAAATACGGAATGTATATTCCCAATCACCAAGACCTTAGACATAAAGACATTAAGAGAATTTGTTCTATAATCAACAGGATGGTATAAATGAAGACAAAATTTTATGTTATGCACTACAAAAAGAACGTTGAGCGGCGAGCTAGGCTAGAGCCTATTCTAGAGGAGATGGAAATTGACGCCACATGGTATACTGACTATGATAAAAATGAATTATCAGAAGCCGTCATCGACACATACTGCAATATTAATTTAGATCTCTTTAAAGAGAGAACTTTAGGTATGTATGAGGAGGTCGATTACGACGGATATAAAGGACCGACAATGGGACATATATCTTTATGTATAAAACATATAAAATGTATGGAAGACTTGGTATCTTCTGGTTATGACAACGCAGTCTTTTTGGAAGATGATGTTGTTTTTCACGGAACCAAAAAAGATATTATTGATTCTCTACATACGGCAGAAGGGGTTCCTCATGATGCTCTCTTCTTTGGTGGGGGTTTTGACCACAACCTTGTTGCCGATAGGGTTTGCGGATCTTATAGAAACCTATTACTCGTTGACCATCCCGCCACTAACTGTACATCTTCCTATGCCCTAACAAGAAGTGCGGCGGAGAAGGTTCTCGGTACATTCACCACGATATGTACTTCTATTGATTGGGAACTTAACTATCATTTTAAAGAAAACAAACTAAAGGTTTGGCACACCAATCCATATCTATGTAGCCAGTTAAGCACAGCAGGAGTGTACGGATGTACCCTATAGATGAGGTAGACGGAGAAAAGTTTAAAAATACATGTGATTTTAAATTTGGTGAAAAAATTCCAAAAAAAAGCGTGTCTTTAATGTACACAGCCTCTGATAATCATGAAGAGGTATTGGATTTTATTGTCAGGCATCCAGACAGTCAGTTTAAGCTGTTAACACATAATAGTGATGTAGAGATAAAAGAGTGTAAAGTGCCCGATAATTTAGTTGTTTGGTATGCTCAAAACCTCGGTTTTAAGCACCCTAGAGTCCGCCCTCTGCCCATTGGATTAGAGAATAACCACTGGCACCCTCAAAAAAGAAATATAATGAAAAACGCCCCACTTTTAGGCAATAGAAAGGTGCGGGCTTTTACCCAGTTTAACCCATCGACACATGAAGAGAGGCACGATTTATTGCACAAATTGCACTTAGGAACAGTTTTTGCAGACTATGGGCTATCTATAAACGGACAAAATTTTGAAAGATATGTCAATCACTTGAGAGAGTATGCTTTTTGCCTGTGCCCAAGAGGAAACGGAATAGATACACATAGAATATGGGAGGCCCTGTATCTTGGGTGTATTCCTATCGTTAAAAAATACATAACTCATGAGTGCCTAGAAGGTTTGCCTGTGTTGTTTATCGAGGACTGGAATGAAGTCACAGAGGATAGACTTAAAAAAGAATACAAGGACATGCAAACCAAAGAATATAAACTTAATAAATTGTCATTCTCTTACTGGAAGAACAAAATACTAGCATGAAAAAGATAGCGGCGATAATTGAAACACTGTCAACCTCACAAGAGTCTTATTACCTTATAAAGGCTTTTAATAAAATGAAGGAGGATACGGACTGTTCACCTATGTGTTTTTATAGCACATTAAGTGCGGCTCCAATAACACCATTTTTCGCATGTATGAATATTTCTTATTATGCTAAATTTGATGGGGTCGCGATTGCGACAAGTGTTGATTGTGCGAACATGATGATAAAGACAAAGAATAATGCCAAGAAATTCCTATACCTATGGGACTTAGAATGGTTAAGGAAGCCGATGGACTTTAACTATGTTTCATCTGTTGTAAGAAACCCGGAACTTAATATAATAACTAGAAGCTACTCCCACAAGGAGCTGTTTGAAAACTACTCTAACAAAAAAGTCGCAGGCATCGTTGATGACTGGGATATGGAGAAAATGGAGAAAATACTATGGACGTAAAAACAGTAATAGAAATGTATACAAAAAATAACCTAAGCACGAAAGCCATTGCAGATAACTTTGACACGTATCCCAATAAAATACGCAGAGTGTTAATATCTAATGGTGTTGAGTTACGCAGCAAAAGCGAGGCTCAAAAAGAGGCTTTAAAGTCTGGTAGACATTCCCACCCAACAAAGGGAAAGACTAGAACCGAAAAGGTTAAAGATAAAATTAGTATCAGTCTGGAAAAGGCGTGGGCGGACTTGCCAAAAAAAGAACGTAAACGCAGATCTGCCCTTGCTAAAGAGCAATGGGAAAACATGTCTGACCACGACAAGGAGGAGTTACGCAGTAAGGCGGCTAAAGCTTTATTGCTAACAATCAAGGAAGGTTCAAAGCCCGAAAGACTCCTTTATGAAAAAATTCACGCATCAGGCAGGGAAGTTATCCTTCATAAAAAAGACCTAATAGAAGGTACAAAATATGAAATGGACTTGTTTTTGCCCGAGCTTTCGACTATAATAGAGGTAGATGGGCCCCAACACTTTGAGCCAGTTTTTGGAGAAAAGATGTTACGGGGTTATGTAAAACACGATATAATTAAGAATGGCGTTCTTGTCAAAAGAGGCTATTGTGTAATTAGAGTAAAGTACCTATGCCCTACGTTCACCCGTTCGGTTGGTAGAAGGTTGTGGGAACTTGTTGAACCTGTTCTTCAGCAAGTAGAGAAAAAATTCCCATCTAAGAACAAAAGACTTATTGAATTGGAGATTTGTTGATATGCCAGAGCAAGTTGAAACAGAATTATTTGATGTTGATAGTATTACCGAAGATGTTTTGATTCCAGAAGAGGAAACGGATTCAGACGCAGTAGCTTACGGTAGTGAAGGTTGGAGCGATTATGTGATGTCACATTTTCAAAGGAATGAGCTGATAGACAAAAACCCTATTTGTGCTGGACTAAGACGTGTATCTGAGCTATTGCTTGGTGACGTAATTGAGTCTGGCCCCGATCAGGTTTTTCCAGCTATGGACGGAAATGGGCCCGGAAGAGCTACGGTAGTTTATAAGGTTGTTTTCAACTGGATGAACTCTGGAGAGCTAAGGGTTTTTAAGGAAGTTGCAGACGTATGGCATGGGAACACAGATGATTTATTCTGTGCACACCCTGTTGCCACAGCGAGTACGCGAGCAGAAGGAAGGGCACTTAGAAAAGCATTAAAGGTGCGATGTTTAGCTGCTGAGGAATTGGCAAGAAAAGATATTGTATCTATTGTTCAACAAAGTGTACAAAAGGATAACCCCACCGATGGGGAATGGGATGAAGGCGCTATTGTAAGCTCTTCACAAATTAATTTTATTGATAACAAGTGTAGACAACTAGATATCAATGTCATGAAGTTTGTAAATTCTGGAGAGGGCGATTATGAGTCAATTGAGATAGTGGAGAAAACCAAAGCTGCCGCAATGCTCGGAGTCCTTAACAAGTATCAAACTAAACAGCAAGTTATACCTGAAAACATACTGGGCTATAACAAGAATTGGAGATCATAAAGATGAAGGTAAACTATAATTTAAGCAAGCTGAGCGTAGAATTTGATGGTGAGACAGTACGAGACGTCTGGAAACAGATTGCTGTCTTTCAGGAAGTATTCGGCGAATCTGCCTGTGGGAAGTGTGGTTCTGAAAACCTACGTTTTGTCGTAAGAGAAAATGAAGGTAACGAGTACTACGAGCTGCGATGTATGGACTGTAATGCTAAACTTCAGTTTGGTGCAAACAAGCAGGGCGGTGGTTTATTCCCCCGAAGAAAAGATGCTGATGGCAACTGGATCGATAATGGCGGTTGGCAGAAGTGGAATCCTAAGACCAAATCCCTTGAATAAAGGGAAGCTCCGGTTAGGGCTACCTCGCTCAAGTTAATTCTTGGGCGGGGTTTTTTTGTGCATAAAAAAAAGCCCCACACGCGAGTGAAGGGCTTTATAATGGACCAAAAGGCTCAAGCTTTATAGGTACTCTAGAGATACATACAGTCCATATTGCGTCTTAGAACCGATACTAAGAGGAGATGCAGAAAGAGCAGCATACCAAGTATGTCTTTTTGCTAATCCAGTTCCGCCAAAAGTATTGGTCGTGGTTTTTGTTCCGAGATTCGGTGTTCCGCCAGCTGCGGTATCTCTGTTCGTGCTGTCGTAGTATTGCAACCATTTAGGCTGTACGGCGGCAACATCTGTATTAACAGAGTTAACAAAGTGCCCACCACTACCGGGAGAATTGAAGAGTGGAACCACTACTCCAGTACCTCCGACAGTTTCAGTGTCACCAGTTACCACACCAAGTCTAGAGTCGCCATTACCATTACCAGCCGTTGCTTCAGTCTGGGTAAAGTTCCGGAATCTAACGCCAGAAGAGTTATCGTAGTAATTTTGTGCTGCTCGCCATGTACCTGCGTCTGGCCAAGGAGCTCCCCACCAAAACATGTCTCCAGAACCATAGCAATTACTATTATAAGCAACATTATCAGAGCCGTTGCTTGACGTCCAAGCTGCCGTTGTTTTGCCATCAAAGTTAACAATTTCTGCTACTTTGGTTACAACACCAGATGCTGGGAAGTTAGTGTCTGTTCTATCGTATATTCTTAGCTGACAGTTTTGCACATTGACATCAGAAGTATGGTCAAAGTTAACGTGGAAAGTTCTGTTTCCAGAATTCATTTTAGTCAGGGGGATACCTGACCCCACTGTACTGGGCGTACCAGAGCCCGGTGTACTAAATTTTATGTTCGTGGCTGCTGGGCCTTGTGCGGTTCCAGCTGCGTTAGTTACGTATGTTGAATCTTGGAACGATCCGATTTGGACCGATGAGCCAAACGTGGCACCGTAAAATCCTAAACCAGAACCAACAATATTTTGCTGTGTTCCTATACCAAATGTGATTTCTGCCATTATAATATCTCCTTTTTTGCAATCTAAGGGCACCTATATAATGTAATACACAAAATGCCTAGTTTTAAGTTAAATTTTAAGTTATTTTCCTCCACACCCTCCGCATTTTCCTCTAGTTTGTTTGTATCTCTCCCATTTTCCTATCGGGCACTCTTCTGAGGCCCACGCAGCCTTCATTGATACCATACATCCACACTCAGAGCATCTATCTCCAGAGAGCTTATCGCAACCACTACATATCTCTAATCGAGCCCTTTTTAGGTTCTCCGGTACGTTTTGTCCACCGTCAGCTATATGTCTTGCTGCCGACGTAGCAAAGTTTTTCGCCTGCTTAAATACAGAGGGCATTTTTTGCTTCTTTGCGGGTTCTGTCGGTGGTTCCGTTCCTGTTGGTGGTTCAGGCTCGCTTAGGGTCCCGCATACTCCACATATACAGGTAGTATGACAGATTAATTCTATCGAGCATCCTTTGCATTCACGCATATTTAATTCCTTATTTATAAGTTAAAACTGTAGTCAGTAGTGGAATCGGTATAGTTTTTGTCACATTCTTTGATTGCTGAAAACCAAGAGGGAGCCGTTCCAGAATATGATATTCAAAGGGAAATTGTTTTTGGTATATCGGACTTCCAAAATCAAGGTTCCACTCTTTATTTATAGCTGCGCCATCACCATCGTAAGAAAGATTCGCTTCGTAAAATTCTACCCCTATTATAGCCGCCGACTCCATCGGTGCAGTCCCTCCAGAGAGCCCGGCTCCAGTTGTTTCAGCTAATGGATAATACTCTGTCGAAGAATCAAGATCAAAAGAGTCGTTATCTACAGACAGTTTGAAGTTATATAAGTTGACATCATGGCCCACCCCACTCAATGACTCTATAATAGTGGCCCTGCCGCCGATATGCCTTTTAACTATTACATCTCTATCTAATTGGGACTTTCCGCCCACTCCGCTATACTTTGCCCAGTTTGCTGGTCCGGGTGACTTTGGCGGCCCCCACCCGCTGGTATTCGTCCCCGCCCCGGGCCCTTTCCCATACTGAAAAACCGCAAATTCCTTTTGGGTGCTTGTTGCGAAAGATTGATCGGTCTGTGGAAATCTGTCTATACCGCTTATATATGACAGCTCTAAAAGAGCGTTATGGGCCTCGGCGTAGGTGTCATAACCTTGAAAATCCCACCTCTGCCACTCCCGCATCGTGCTCTTCGGCTCCCGATTGAAGTAACCATCGCGCCCGCCCGGCGACAATACCGGTTCTCCCATCGCATTGTAATCTGGGTCGCCTTGCATCCCGCTTGTCGCGTGGGCCTCCGGAAAGTATTTTGTATTGTTGTTACACGTCGTGCCCCGTTGGCCATCATCCCACCATCTAAATTTTGGGTTATAAATCGGATCTGTTGCGGAATTTTTACAGGCGCCCTCTTCACAACATGCTTTTATTGTTATTTTGCCAAGCTCTACAGCCCTGAGAGTCCTTTGCATCCCAACATTCCTAAACTCTTCATTGTTGTCAAATCGCCTGCCTCTATTAATTCCGCCCGTTAGTGCAGCCGGGCCGGACCTGCGATAATAATAAGAAACATTATCTAAGTTTGAGGTTCCAACCATATGAGGGTGCTCAGACCGGGTAGAAATGGACGCATCTGGAGAAACCGACTTTACAAGCAGAAAGAGTATCTCATGATGTTCGTCGATACCATAATTGCTGCGTGTAAACTGATAGTAATTACTGCCGCTGTCCTGCACCTCTAGCTTTCCACAGACTGGAAATAGTCTTACCTCCTCAAGTATACCATATACAGTGTCTTGTGTGGTCGTACAGTCGCCTTTCACCCACTTCTTGGTACTCAGATCGGGGGATGGACCACCGGTTTGGGGATTATTTGGATTTGTCCAATAGCCACAATTAGGAGGGCCTATACAATCAACCGCAGGAACAATCCGTGGCGGCTCGCTGGGGTCCCAAAAGTTGGGGATTATTCTCTCTTCCTCAGGTTCACAGCCATCTATAGTTGCTTCTTTGTTCCGAACAGTAAAAACCCCATCCGTAAGATTTACAGGAAAAAGACTATACCCGGGATTCTCATCCCAATAGGATGACTGGTCATAAAGCCGCGATTCGCTAAGATCGCCGATTATTGTATATAAAAGGTTAGGATTACTGGCGCCATTTTGAGCGTCAACAGAAATACCCTGAGGAAATTTACTTGCAAACTTAGCTATTTCGCTACCACATGATGTCCAACATCGATAGCATTGTCCCGCAAAGCTTTGTCCGTTAATGCCTATAGCTGCTTTTTTTTCCATTCATCTATATCCTGTAAATAAAATTTTAATTTGAAACCTCCACCAAAGAAATACCCGGATTGAGGTAGCTGTCTATTCTCCCAGCGTGGACCAAGATAATAGGAATTCCAAGGATTCCCACCTTGCCCGTTGGGAAACCCACCCCCCAAGCCAGCCTTCGGGTTTGTCACCCTCGCGCCGCCGCTATGCCTCATCGCTGTGCCATCTTCTTTGTGTTGGAACGCTAGGGCCTCTCGTCCCATATTATACGTTCCAATAACCCAATGAGTTTGTTTCGGAAACATCTTGTCTCTGCTGGCAAAGATATTATCATTTTCGACACCTTTCTCCCTTGAATGTTGTCCATATGTCGCACCCTGTTTTCTTTTGTCTACCAGTTCCTCCGTTGTACTAGTATACTCTTCAAAGGCGAATTCACTAGTAACAAGGGTGTTACGTACACCTTTTGGTAATGACTTAACGGGCTCTAAATTTGCAGGGTTTCCTTCGGTTAGGCTCAAATAATAACTTTCTCCAAAAACATCAAAACCGTAGGCCCTTTCAAGCCAATCGGCTCGACTATCCCACACATCAAGCGTCCAGTTATTCGTCATCTTTATATAGGTCGGGTTTTCATTTGGGTTTATCAGCTCAATCTCTGACACGTCAACCACATCTCCATCAGCACCGGCTAATGGGTTGCTAAGCCTAACCTTAGTGGGTTCGTCTCCAGCGTTTTCAGAGTCTGGCGCAGGCTCCACTATTTCGTCAATAGTGTATTCATCGGGAACTATCGCATCACCATTCGCGTCAAACTGCCCAATAGGATATAAAACCTTAACGCCCACCTCAATATCTACCATCTGTGGGCTCCCGGAAATCTCACTCCCTACACGATCTATATCAATGTCCGGATTAATAAGATCAATCCGCGTAACCCTATATTTAAATGGATTATAATAATCTTTACCCTCTTTTGTGCTCAAAGCTTTGAGGTATACCAACTGTAATTTATATGTACGTTCACACATAGTGTATTGAAGTACGTCTTCTAATAGCTCAATCTCTGATACATCAACAACCTTATCATTCATGATCCTACCACTACTAATCCTGACTTTGGTAGGCTTAAGATTTGGCCCCTGTTCTAATATTTGTTTAATGGTATATTTATCATCATCTCCCACAGGATGATATACTTCCATACCTTCTTCAATATCTATCCCAGATTCATCAGCACCCCTCTTCGTTCTGAATGACACAAAAATAATATCAATATATGGGCCGCCTTCTTCGTGTTTTCTGGGGTTCGAGAGCATATATTTTTCAAATGTTTCAACTGACTGACCGAGCTTTCCATCAACTCTAGGCCAACCCACTGGGAGTTCCACTATCTTATCTAGAGATTGATCCTCCGCCACTATACTTTGAGGCTCTTCTCTCGAAAGGCTCAGCTTGTTGTCAGTATATATAGCGCTCGGCGGAGTTACATACCACGTTTGCCAAGTGTTAAGACTGTCCCCATGTTCTGCGGCCTGTATACCTCCATAGTACGGATATGGGTTTTGGGGTTTAAAACGTGGATCAATGGTAGTATAGTCCTCAAGCTCGCTACCTGTTACCACTCTCCCCACCCCCTCAGGGCCTGCATTCGAGTATGGGTTGAACACCCTAAACTCTGTAGACTCTACACTTATTTTGTTAAACAATTTTTTATCTGCATGATAAAATTCTATTCCATCCGTATCCTCTATTGTTCCGTCTGGAGGTGGGGTGAAATCGACATCCACACCGTTGCGGAAATAATATGTACCGTGTTCATGGCTAAAAAATGGATACGTAAGACAGTAACTTAGCGAAGTATACTCGTCCATGTTGGTGCCCCACAATGTACTTGAAACGGCCCCCCCTTGGCCTGATATCTTCATACCCATTCGGAAGCTGGTGCAAGTTCCCGCGTAGGTATCAACTCCAAAATTAAATAGCCTCCGCTCGGTCTTATAGAGCGTCTCTGTAACGGTGTCAGATATTATTTTTCCATTGTGGGTTATTTTTGTAGTATGTTCTACAAAATAATCTGTAACCTGAACTGAGAAATTACTAGGTTTACCTGAATCTACAACTCCCCCGTAAGTGCCGGGCTTTAGATAGCCGTTGTTGATTAACCAATCTTTCCAAGCAAGAACCGGCTTAACAGTCGGGCATTGACCAAAAGCATCTTTCTCTGAGGGCAGACAGTCTATGCGACCAGATTGATCGACCCCTAGATTATCCCTACAGTCAACATTCATCAACACGGTTGGTGGTATATGATCTGGGCTTGGCTTTCTTTCGAAACTTGCGCGCGAGATGTTCCCAGAAATCTGTTTAGTAACTACTATATTTTGCCCATTAGCATCGCCAATCGTAGCGGTCCAACGGGCTGGTAGATGCCAGCCAACGTCTTGATCCCCAGATTTGAAATTATCCATTATCTCAGCATCTGTATCGTTTGGATTATAAAAGTCCTGACCGAAAGTCCAACAGCTGACTGCGGGCCAATCTTCTGTTTTGCCCAAAAGGTATTCACCATAATCAGACTTGGTAAGGACATACTTTATTGCTGTTAGACCTTTAAAACCCTTCTTATTCCACACGACAATGCCGTCCTCTTTTCTTAGTTCATAGGTGCTTGTTTCTGTTACGTCGATCACGAAGGGGCTACCGACTGCCGGATAGCCACCCCAAGGTAGAGGTGTAAGTTCAATCTTAGTAGGTTCACCATTTGGTCCCGTCGCCACTATGTTGGTAATGGTATATGGAAAAACGGCGTTGTAGCCCATCGATCCGTCCCAACGGCGACCACTCCAATCGAAGGGGAATCTGTGGGCTTTACTATCGCTGCCATCAACGAAATCTGTCGAGGTCATGCCAGCAATTCCGGCATCTGTTAACGTCACGGGGGTGTTTCCTGCCAGCCCCTTGGTTTCCTGCGTGATCGTTACAACCTCACCGACTGCCGAAGCGCTAAAATCGGGGTGGTCGTCAATCGCTGCTGCCAAGCTAGTTGCCGTGGCGGCGTTTGTTAAGGCAACAGCCCAAGTATTAGGTCCGGCCAAGGCTACGCTAAAATCAATATCCGTAGCTGGGGCATCTGTTGCCCGCAGAGTCACTTTGTCTCCGATAGCAAGCTCAGCAACATCAGTTATGGTGACTGTGGCTGTCGCTGGGGATTTATTGCGGGTGGAACGCCAAGCAGCACCTATTTTGTCGCCTAACTTAAGCTCATTATTTTGCAAGTGGTCATCATATTCATCGGACGTCTTCCATCCGCCACCCCCTAACTTATAATATACTTTATAGTATTGGTCACGACACCCGCTCCTCGTAGGGAGGATTTCTATTACTTTACAACAAGAGCTGCACGCTGGCCTACCCATAGTTATGCTCCTGTGCTTTTGTTGTCACAACTTACATAAACTACTCGCCACTCTTGATTAATCCTCACCGCCATTACATATATATCATAGTCAGCGGCGCCGGGATCAACAGACAAAGAGGGGTCACGGTTTGTAAGGGTTATAATTCCATATTCTCCATGTTCGTCTTCCTCGCTCCATTCCATCCCTGCGACCTTATTGGTACGCCTATATACTTTCATTGTGCCCGTAGTGTCTGGCGTATCAATAGCATCTTCAGCTGGTTCAATCTTGGTTTCGAGAATCCCCTCTACAAACTGAAGTCCGCCAGCCCAAACCTGACGCTCATCGTCCCATTTTAAATCAACAGGGCCGGTTTTCCAGCTCGCTCTATTTTCTGCGGGATTAAGTGGTTCAAAATTACCATCTGCCTTTCCGGGAACAGGATGCCCCATAACGTCATAACCCCAACCAGACAGCAGTAGTGGGCCACGCAAGCCAAATGTTCTTACCTCGTCAACATCGCTAGGAACAGTATTACCATTGAAAGATAGATGCATGTTGTTTGTTTCGCCCGTAAGGGGACTCTTACCAATTAGCCAATTAAAGTCATCCATCAGAACTGCCCCAAAATCAAGCTTAACGAATTCTTTCATTCTCGCAGGCATATTTGGATCATCCCTACTCAAAGCATATGGGTCTAAATCTCTGGAAGTAGGAGATACGTGCTGGTTATAAAAATGATCTGCTCCACCAGACGTATCGGCATCTTCATCTATATTTTCCCCCTTAGTCGGCTCCCAAATGTAAGGTAGAATGTCTGGATTGCCTTGCGGATCTTTTCCCTCGGTGGGTGCTTTTCTTATACCGACCGGAGACCATAGCTGCTCGGGAGTACATCCAAAGCTAAAATTATAACTGGGCGCATTCTTGCCGTGAAAGCTAACACCTCGACCAGAAGAAAAATGTAAAGACGCCGCATTTTTTGTAGACATAGACATAACAGTTGACCCAAGCGAATTGGAGTTAGCGCCGCCAGCGGGAAGAGCAGGAACCTGAAGTCCACTCATGAAGTTTGTATCTATGGGATTAAGGACATTGGCATGCTGCTGTAATGCATTTACAGAGCTCTTTTGATTAGTGCTAAACCGAGCGACAGTTCCCTCTTTCTGGGCCTTAATTTTATCTTTGTTTATCTTCGCTATTCGGTCAATATTATACTTAGCTATCTTACCAAAATTCCTAGTCCATGTAGAGAACTGATATTTTGTAGTAATCCCACCCGTACCAACGGAGACATCCATCTTTGTAATATATGGGCCGTTTGTGTCAAACCTATCTGCAATGTTGTATTGTGGGAATTCAGCTAAATCAACAGACCCAGACTCAGAAGCATATAAATCAGCAGTTCCAGCATAAGTTAAAGCCGCACCGGCTTTATCTAAAAGCGCTCTACTTCCAAATGTTTCAGGTTTTAACTGACTGTTTTGTTCTACCTCAGCCTTACCTATTTTAGTGCTAAACCTATACCAAGGACCCCAGCTATAGCGATTGCTCTTTTGAGGAATTGAAACCTTAAAAGGCCTAACAACCCTTGGCGAATATCTCATTGCCATCATCTCGTTTTCAAATGATGAATAGCTAGATGTGTTGTAGTATTCCGTTGTCTTATTGCCAGTATCCGGATTTTCCACCTCCAGCCAGTATTGCTCACCCTCTACATCGATACTTCCCCCCCACCCGGGAGTGTGCAGGAATGCAGCCGAGAATGCCCCGAGCCCCATCGTGGAATCTAAAGCAGCCTTTTCGCTTGCATTAGGGTCAAATTCCCATACTTGTGGGCACTCTATATGTACCATAGCACTTACATCATCATATGGATTATTATTATTCTGATGGTATGGATTATTCATCCAGTAGATCTGCTTATCAACCTTTATCTCTGACCCTACTAGTGTGGTAGATCCGGGAAGTGTATAAGGTACAGTTTTTTCTATATTCCCAAAATCTTTCATCTTGGCTGCACTTGTTCTGCCTGATGAAATAGAGGGATAATATCCGGCGCAAGCTTTTAGTGCGCCCTCATCATTATACATACTTATGTCTTTAACACGAAAATCAGGGTCCCAGCCAGCATCAGTTATTTCCCAAGCTGCTTCTGTTTCAAATGCATTCTTATATCTAATATTGTTATCATAGCCGCCCGGCTCTACGGGGAGCAATACAAAGTATGTCTTACCCCAATAGTTTGTAGCCGCATTTAAAACCGCGTCAAATATCTCTTTTTGCTGACCGCGACCCGCGCCTTCTGAAGCTGCCCCCCTCCCATCCATTAACATCCTTCTATGCCAATCTCCATTAAAGCCGGGTAAGACAGCGCCACCCGGCATCGTGTTTTGGAGAAAGGCGCTCATAGCTGCCGAAGTACCCATAGCTATTGAACCGTAAAGAGGGTTGCCCACATTGCTATACCCATAAAATCCCCCTAGCTCATGATATAATTGCCACTGCTCAAATCCCGACATTGCAGACCTAAACTCCTGAATACGAGCCTGATACACTCCACCATTACCGAGCGCCACTGGAGCGAAATCTTGATCGCCAAACCCCGTTCCTACTAGCCAGTTACCGTTAAGATCTTTTCCATATACGGGAATAAGATATTCCATACCCGCTTCCCATACGCGAGTAGCTTGATCTCCAATAATCATTTTTTGTGTAACGACATCAGCATATTCCTGACCATTATTAGCAGAAATAAGAGTATCGTTTTGTTTTGCCGCCGCAACAAGGTCTGCGACAACGCCCGGTCTGGGCTGCTCAGACTTATCTAAGTACTTAAATGATATTACCGGCCCTGTGACGTTACCATTTACATCATATTGAATTGGAACTACTCCATTTCTAATAACCTTTTTGTATTGACCCTGCGGAACACCGGGAGCAAAGCTAGTGGGGCGGGCAACGCTATACCCTGTTTGTACCTGAGTATATACAGGGTCTATGATCGTAACATAATCATGAACAATCAATTCACAGCACTCTTGAAGTATAGCATTTATACTTTTGGTGGGCCCCTTTAGCCTGAAGAAATCCGGCACAATAGTTTTTAGATTTCCAAAGTCTATGACAAATTTACTGTCGCCATAACATATGGGCCCACCTATCAGCTCTTCACCGCTAGAGTTAACTGAAGTATGTATCGCGGCTCCGTTTGGATTGTCGTAAGTATACTTAGACTGAGATATCTCCTCTATCATGGTGAGGAGACCCTTAGCCGCCAACCCTGTTTGGTTTGGGTCGTCTACGACAGGAAAGCCAGCTGAGTTATAATCAGAATAGCCAAACGTTCCTCCCCAAGTGTAGTTTTCTTTAATACCAAAGGGGTTATAAACATTGTTAAGTTGGCTAGTGAAATTCCAATCAGTAGAAGGGTAAAATGGTTTATCCCAAAATCCAGTACCCTCAAACCCACTCAATATAACCTGTACGCCATCAAGAATTTTAGATGGAGACTCAAAAGTTACGTCATACTTTCTACCACCAGTAGACTCAGAATAGTTATACCTCTGGAATATACCTACAAACTCAAACCCCTCAAAAGCAAACTGGCACACTGTGCCAACCTCTGGAAACCCATCTACAAATGTAGCTCCACCATCAAGAGAGTGCTTTATTGTAATGTTATCGTCTGGATCTTCTACGAGGGTCATCTGCATAGTGCTGGATTCCGCGCCATATCCAACCGACGACGTAAAAGATTCGACGTATACGCCGAACATTTTTAAAGGCTCTGTTAATTGTACCATGCTAATATGTCCATTCTATTGATAAAGAATATCCGCCAGTTGAGGGTGTCCAACTTTCTGACTTACTCAGCTGATACGCTCCTGTAGGTTTATACGCATTAACAGCAGCGAGAGCATCCGCAGAGGGCTTACTGCTCCTATTAGCTCTTTTCATTGTCCATTCCAAGCTTGCACTCCTTTTCCTTTCAGTGGTTGTTCCCATATTCTGAAAAATAGGGCCATCAGTTTTACCTATAATTTGTATTATGGCAACAACATTGTTTGACCGATCTTCGTTATCGTCTGAAATTTGAAGACTTTCAGTTATTGTATCATCTGACTCTAACTCATTATCATTATAGCTTAAACTATAGGTTATAACACCAGTTGTTCTATTTTTAGATACACTTTTAGACATTTCTGAGGTACTAAGAGGTGTAGCAGACGTAATAGTTGCTTGATAAAAGGTATTTGCTAACCCATAAGCCTGAGTTAAACAATTATCAAGAACGCCCTCCGCCTGTGTAATTTTATCTTCAGATCTTGTAGCAAAAGAAGATGTGTTAAGCCCCTGTATGCTACCATTAACTGTAATATTGGTTACTCCATCTTCTCCCGTATCTAACGACATATCAAAATCATGCGTGACCGCGAGTTTAGATATGTACCATGTTTCTGTAACAGAATATGAGCCGCCGGGAAGGTCTGACTGCGCCACTCGACTATGGTTGTATGCGCTATCGGTGCTTAGGTCAATAAAGTCGCTAGAGCTTTCGCCCATGTAGATTCCCTGAAAATCCGTGAACCTGTCTTGTCCTGCAACACTTTGTGTGATAGTTGTTGCGGGAGTAGTAACCAACCTACTGAGAACCCAGTCTTTAGCTTGAGCCCATCCAGAATCATTAAACGTAGTATCTGTAACTTTGTTATATCCGGCAGCACTTACTGTGTGGGTTATAGTATAAGTCTTGCTAGGAAGGTTGGTGAAATCATTACTTGCGTAATATCGCTCAGCGTTCTCAGATATATCCCAACTCTCTTCTGCACTGGCTAGACTGTACGAACTACCAGTTTTAGTAGAACTTCTTTTATGGGCGGTAAACTCAAAAGTATAATCCCCAACTTGAGTTCCGGCGGTGTCGTCATCTTGTTCACCAAAGCTTATACTTGTGAGTGTTGCGTCATTAAAATTCAAAACATTTGCGCGCCCACCATAGGCAACTATTTCCAGAGTTCCAACAGGAATATCATTTTCCATAGCTACTAGTTTAGCTATCATTGCTTCATGTAAACTATCCTGTCTGGCACCAGCATCTACCATGTCTCCACTAGCTATAATCTGACCAGTTACAGATATGCTGTATGTCATATCTATAAGGGTGCCGTCCGACGCCTCTACCCTTTCGGTAGAAACTGAATATTTAGGGAAAGGCCCCGTAGCGGCTGTACCGCCGATTGTGATTGAGTCTCCCCCAACTGGATTAAATGTAACTGCCATAAATTAACTCCTTACTCGCTATAACCTCTTATGAACAAATCTGGATCTCCACTAGGTGTCGTGTAAACCTCTGGAAGTGTAAGACTTGCTGTGTTTGTAGATATATATCCCCCTGACATATACACATTTACGCCCGATGCTGATGTAATACTGGTTAGCGTTAGGCTAGTATCTGCCTCTGCCTCTGTTCCTCCACCAACACCTTCTCTCCATACAACCAGATTCTTATTTCCAGAGCTTTGAACATAAGAAATTATATGTAGAGGTTGAGCCTCTCTTAGTATGGTGGGGTTTACCTCAATAGTTTGTGTGTTAGGCATCATTAGGGTGGCTGTGTTCTCAGCTACTCCCGACGCGGGATCTGTAATGATTGCCAAGCCTTTAGAAGCACTAACCTCTGCCGATGGAGGTGCTTCCATTCTCATGAAGGTTGTTCCGCTAGCAGGCCCATAATCCCCAGCACCAAGCCAAAGAGAAGGACTGCCCGTGATATTTCCGGTTCCATGTCCGATACCAGTAATTAAAACATCTTGCTGGCCAGATGTAGGATAAAGATCAACCTGAGCAATCCTCATATTCACGCCCATTTGAGCCATTCCTCCGCCCCCTTCTCTTCCCCCAAGAACAAATACTGAGGAAGACAAGTCCCGAGCAGTTTTGCCCTCAATACTAAGATCAGAAGCGTTGCTAGCATAAAGTGGCCCTGCCGTAACTAATGAAGACTCTGATGTAGCCGGTGTAAAGTCAGCGCTCATATAGAGGGTTTGAGGATGCTGTAATGGTGCCCTCATATATAGAGGAGCTTCTCCACTACCAATATAATTAGTTAGATGTAATGGCATCGCGACGCCAGTCCCGATTGACCCGAATGTTATACCTAAATCTCCAGTAGCCCCTCCCGAAGGAATGAGAACACTTAGGTTTAGTGAATCAGAAACGGGTGATGGGCCAGAGATATACAGCGTGCCGTTTATATCTCGCAGGTCCAAGAGTGATATCTTTTGTATTTTCTTGATTCTTCCAGCACCGTAATTGACCTCAAAATCTCGCGTCACCAATAGCTTTTCTTCACCGATAAGGGTAGCCTTCTGGACTGACACTATCTCGTGAGAAACGCTGTTTATAACATTGATGCCGGGTACATATTGCTGAATTTCGGATTCTATTTCTTCTGTTGAGAACTCAAAATCTTGAGAATATACTACATCTTGTATTTTAGACTTTGTATTTGTTATCAGTCCTGCCGATACAGAATTAACAAAAGTTCCAAACTTGCTGTCTGTACTAGAGTAAGAATTCAATAGCGAAGGCGTTCCCGCAGCGTTGATATTAAACTGATATACTGTATTAGACATTGGTTCACCCACAGATAGGTATCCAGACTTAGAATCATAATCTAAATCATAACCAAACAGTTTTGCATCATAAGCACAACTATCCACTCCTGCAATAGCAGAAGAGATTAATCCGCCACTATAAATTGCATCAACATACGACCACCCACTATCATATTTGAATATGTAAACGGCTCCATCTGGCGATGCGGCATTAACAGCAGAAAGATTATTGTTTGCAATGTATGGGTCGAGCAGTGGAGCACCAACAAAAGCGAAGTCTCCCGCAAGCTGAATTTTTGATCCAAATCCAGTTTTTGTTCCTGCTGGTATATTGTTTATATTGCTGTTGTATCCCGCAGCGTCGCGCGTCTGGTTGAATCCAAACGCTTTGTTTTCTGTTGCATAATCATCCGATTCATACCTAGCGTAAATATTGGCAAACCGCGTACTTTGTTTTCCGTAGTATAGGTCTTCACCCTTCCAAGATATAGATTCGCCCATAACCCTATTCAGAATCTTATCTACGCTGGTCGTTTTTTTCCAAGAGCTAGAAGTAAATGCTGATGTGATTTTCCACCTCTTGAAAGATTCGATGGTAACGTTAAGTCTTTTTTGAGGCTTTATTGCGCACTCATCAAAAGCATTTTTTGTTGTTGATAATCTATCGAACGCTTTTTCCTCTAATATGAATATCATATCAGAAATATACTCATTAAACTGAGCCCTTACGGAAACTGCTATTTTATTTTCTGGTGAGATCTTAACGTCTTTATAATAAAACATAACCTCACTAGCATTAGAAATGCTCAAATCTACAAGGTCTTCCTTAAACTCAGTGTATGTATATGCTAACTTGACAGAGCTTTCATCTAAAATATTAAAAATCTGCAAAGGTGGCATATTGGACACGAGGCTAGAATTCGTGCCAACCGCTAAATATGTTCCATTTGAATCTATTGCCTGCCTAGACATTTCATTGTTATAGAAAGAGGTTGTGCCCAACCCGTTATAGCTTTCTAGACTGCTTCCGACTTTAGAAATCCTTTTTACGCCATAGTCATGTGACCCGTTTGGAATAAATGCATTCCTAGATAGAGAGTTCGAGCTATTGTAAGAAATAATAGACTCTGCGTTAGAGCTATAGTCAAGCTGTGAATTTTCCCGAACGATCTGTTTTTGATGATGAAAATTATCATCTAAACTATTAGCAGTAGGAACAGCGGCTCCAGACACATAAAGATTGGGTATCTGCATTGTGTCATCACCCTCAAATGTTGGCGGTGACTGTGGGTCTATAAACGGAAGCCTGTGTGGCTGCATTAAGAACAGAGGTGCAGAGCCCGCACTAGCCTGCTCACCAATATACAGGCTTGTATTTGCTGTCTTTTCTGCAAACCCCTTTTGGTGAAGATGAAGCCCAGATGGATATGAAGCGTTATTGCTATTAAATGGTTCTGTATTAATGGTTAGGTTCATGACTCCGGACGCAGGGTCTGGTGTTCTCATGTATAGTGGCATATTTCCACTATCTGAAAGCCTACCTAAGTTTAAAGGTATATTGGCGTTATCGACATGAGTAGCGTTAAGATATAAATTCCCCTCTATGCATGGTATGCTATTATAGGAGCCATACACTCCAGACATTGCAACATTCATATTGCCACTACCTAAATGTGGCTGACCCATTGCAAGCCTCATTCCTCCACTACTATAAGGCATACCTACAGATAGCGCCACACCTTTATTTACGCCAGTTCCGCCCGGAAATTGAGCCGACATACCGCTAACTATGGTGTTACCAAATGCTGTTGGGGTAAACAGAGATGTTCCGCCACATCTAAATCCAAGCGGAACAGGAAGAGATAACCCCAGATAATTCACAGCTGGAGTAGATCCAATTTTGAGTGGCATACTATCAGAATGACTCGCGACACCGCCTATGTAAGTAGGAGCCAATCCACTAGAAACAACATGACCAGATGTTGACATATTAAAGCTTTTAGAGCTTTGGGGTGCAGAGTATATTGAGAGACTTAAGAACTCTGGTTTTTGAATATCTGAAGAGTGACTAACGTAATCCGCAACGTAATTAACGGCCCATTCACCCCAAAAATCATAACTAGCAGATTGTACTATCTGTATAGATTCACTATTTGTGCCACCAAGAACTGTACCTTCTATATCAAAAAGCGCAGGGGTTTTAGATCTTCCCATTCTTAAAAACCCTTCAGTGCCCGGCTGTGCAAATTTTGTCGGAGCATCATTTCCCTCAAGGCGCGTAAAAAAAACAGATGGTGAGTGTTGATTCTCACGGAAAGATGCACACCGAAACCTCCTTATATCTCCAAGATCATAGTCATTGTAAGCAAGCTTAACGGATGATATTTTAGCTTTATTTATAAATGAGTGCACGTTGGAGGAAATATCAAATGGCTTACTGTATGGGATATAGTTAAGTTCTTGACCCCACGTTCCTTTATTCTCGTCCCCAGCTACCCACTTCGTTCTATAGATTCCGTCAAAGTCTGAAGTTTGAGTGTTATGAGACATCAGACCTACAACTAAAGTGCTTTCAACCTGAGCCCTAGAATCAAAGCTAGCTTTGTTTACATCATCAAACGTTTGACTGTAAGACCCATCTGTATATCCATTTCCATCATTATAAAGAATAGTCTTGTTGTCGTTAGAATTCTTAATTAACGACCCATGCGCGGAAAGAGCGGACAGAGTAGGCCCATCTATGACTACTGTTGCGCGCCAACCCTGATCTCCAGCAACACTGGTTCTGCGATAAGTAGGATATTTTATTAGGGCTGCGCTATCTTGAAGTCCATCGGCGTAGAGAGGGCTGTGTGGCGAGTTAGGATTGTAAACCGAATTAGGCCCATAAGGCAGCTTGGTTCCGCCCCCCATCGCATCAGCAACTGCCGTTTGTGTTATTGTCTTTCTAGGGTCGTCTTTATAGAATGTTAAAATCGGCAAAACTTGTGCAATGTCAGAGTCATCCGCACCCTTAAGGGTGGTATTTTCTTCTACATCAATTGTAAATATTACACTTTTTAATATTCTAATTGAGTTATATTGTGATGAGCTGGTTTCTATGTTATAGAAGGCACATAGGCCGCTATGCTCATCATTTACATCATAGATATTTGCGGGGTAATCAATGCCAAGACCCTCACGATATGAGTACATATTGTTAAGGTTATATGGATTTTTTGCATTAAACTCTTCTGTGAATGAGAAATACGGAGACACCTGAGAGCTTCTGTGGTCGCTAATAAAATCATAGCTCTTAGAGGCTCCGCTATCGCTAAATACGGCATTCCCGTAAGGAGTCATCAATACCACCATCCCAGACAGAACGTCATACATATTTTTCATTAGGTATGCTATTGTTCTGCTTTCTTCTATCTTCTCTTCAAAAGTTATAGATCCTTCGGGAAAGATATTGACATAATTTGGTACAGATTCTTTTGGAATATCTAATGTGCGATATCTAGTAGTATTGCCATCTCTATTGTATTTATTCTGAATGCCGTTTGTGGGAATAAGCCCATTGGCCATATTGCTAGTAGCCGGAGTTATCTTCTGGAAGAAGTCAAAAAACCCATCCTTATTTACCTCGTATAGATATAACCTATGGGCTAGACTCTTGCCCTCAATATCAAACTCGTTAGTATAAGAAGCTCCGTGAGTAACGAGAAGTCCATTATCACATCTAAATAGATACCCAAAAGGCTGACCAAGTAATATATTCCTTTCGTCTTTGGGTAGAACCCTTGGGTCTTTCTGGTTCTCAAGAGTATAAGCAGGGTGCCTGTCTTTGGATATGGTTGCTGTGTGCATGAAACGTTCACCCACTGGCATAATAGGGGTCGTGAGAACATCGCTAGTAGGATTGATATAGTAGTGAGAGTAATTGCGATAAACGGAAACATAATCTGCCGGTTTATCATCTTCCGTTATCATTGGTACAAAACCAGCGGGAGCATAACTTTCTCTGCCATGCCCAGCGTCGAGGAGGCTCTGGAGGCTGGCCCATCCAGTTACACCGCTGTCTATCATGTAGTCGTAGCCACCCGGGCCCGCGTTCCATACCCACGTATCGAGATAATCCACATCCCCCTCGGAGGTGCCGCTATCGCCGAGCATCCCGTTATTCGCCCAGAAGCCTTTCTTCATGTGTTTTTTCTCTTCGTCGGTAAAATACTTATAGCCCGAACCCTCTACGGGTGTGTCTGGTATATAGCTGTTGTCGCCCATGCCGCCGCCCATGCCGCCGCCCATATCACCGCCCATATCGCCGTCCATTATGCTCTGGCCCGTATCCATACCCCCCGCAAAGCCCCCAGCCGCTTTATTTTCTGGAAGAAGGTAATCAACGCCGCCAATGGTGATAAACCTACTGTGTTGAGTCGGATAGTTCTGCATCCGTTTAGCTTTATATCTATGCGTTGATAGAGACTCCTCTTTAAACACTTTAATTCGACCCTCATCTGTGCCGACAAGAAGTGACCCATCTCTAAACATCATCGATGGGGGATCGCTATACCAATAGTTGTACTCATAAAAATAATTT